CATGCTGAACAACTCAAGCTCATGCCAGCTCCAATTGGTGTTATATATTTAAGCACCTTTGAACGGGGATATGGGCATAATTATATATATGGAAATAGATATGGACATGAATATGGATATGGATATGGAGATGGATATGGATATGGAGATGGATATGGAGATGGATTAGGTTATGCAAATGGAGTAGGTTATGCAAAATTATCTATCTCTAGTTAATCCAGATAATCACCAAACTTGTCTTATGCTTTCTGATGAGTTCGAGGGATTTCATGCTGAACAACTCAAGCTCATGCCAGCTCCAGTTTCCGTTATCTATATTTCTGATATGGGAAATGGATTTGATTGTGGATATGTACTTAGACTTGATTTACAGAATGGAATAGGATTTGGGTATAGAGACGGTTATGGTTTAAATAAGTCAGTTTACACAATGCCCTTTAGGAAAAACAATGAATTCTAATCAAGCAGTGGATGTCTTACATTCTTTTCATAAAACTCATGAGTTAGAACAAAGTCTGACTATAGCTAAACATAATGCTATAGTGGCTTTGAAGAAGTTTCTCAAAGATACACCTGTTGGGGTGTATGAATTACCTAATAAAAATCGAACATTGAGATTTAATGTTTATATGGATGATAATGAAAAGAAACTTAAAATAGAGTGATATACCTGAGTTGGTCTTTGTAGGGTATTGTATTTTTTAAATGAAAGACCCCAAGGAGAGTGGCTGCCTCTAAGGTCATGGTGAAGCTCGGGGAGGAAACTCCCCGTTATTTCGTCCCAATGGTGGAACTGGCATACACGGTAGACTTAAAATCTACTTCCGAAAGGATTGAGGGTTCAAATCCCTCTTGGGACACTCTTATTAGGTTAACTAACATGTTAAAAATTGGAAGTTACATCAAAGTTCTAGGCAGTGTTTATAAGATTGTCGGATTTGAGTTACAGAAAAATAAATCCACAAATAAGTGGTACTCTTTTATCTTACTAGAAAAGGGAGGTAAGTTATTTGAATATAGTGAAGACGTTTTAGTTATGATGCTTAACCAAGGAGCTGCCTTTGAAAGTCATCTATAAAGTTAGTATCCAAGCAAATTTGGAATATGCTGATTATTGTGATGAGCAAGGTCGCCACCGGGAAGCACGAAAGCATCGTGCCTTAGTTAAGTTTCTAAGTGAAAGTGAGGTTCTTAAAGAAACACCTTGGGTTTACACCTGTAGACACTCATCCGGTTTGTATCACTTACGTTTCAAATGGTGTGGTTTCACACTTCTCAAAGACCTTAAAAAGGTCGAAATCTTAAATATCAAAGGTGTATCATGATTGTATGGGTTAAACCTGGAGGAGATCGTCCTAATCGCCAACGAGCTAAGTTAGTTAGCTTCTCGTCAGAGGGTACACATGCAGCTGTGGAATTTTTCAGAATTAATGGTCTTGAAGTGGTGAGTGTGCTAGATATTTGTGGTGTTGAGTTTGAAGATAAGGGAAACAAAATTGGATTGCATTTCAAATTAGAAAAGACGAGTAATACATGCTCAACCTAGCTTGGCGATATGAATTTATTCGCAAATATCCAGAATATGCGAAAATTCAAAAATCTATCTTAAATAGATATAGCAAGCGAGTCTGTATGTATAAGTTTGAGAAAGCTAAGTTTCTCATTACTTACTCATGTAAAGACACGTTTAATGTTTTTCGCTTTGATGAGTATGAATTCAGTATGGTGTTTATTCGCAAGTTATTTTTCAAACAACTCTTTTCACTCCCTGGCCAAAATGAGTTTCCTGATTTCCATGAGATGTTGAAAGACGTCGAAATGGGATTTCATGGCAAATTCAGTGCTGGCTTAGAAATTTACTATAGGGCACGCAAATGTGGATCATAACTTCCAAGAGTCTACCTTTTCTGCTAATTAAGGCAGACAGTGCTGAACAAGCATTAAAGTCACTGGCTGAGGGTATGAATAAAGAGACATACAAAACATATGTCTCACATCCAAGTTTCACAATTCAAGGTATTGATGACTCAGTATTAAGCCAACTACTTGAAGAGAAATATCCAGATGACACAGAATTCACAATCATCAACGACGCAAGCTTCTAGGGATATCATAACAGAAAATGATCTTGAATTAATAATTGAGGCATGTAAGAAGTAGGTAGAAAACCAATTCAAAAATACACCAGAGGTAAAACACATGAATAGCGTAGTAATCTGTTGGGGCGGTATTGACGGTCAATCTTTCCTTATGTTGTCCCTTTCTGATGAACAATTACAGCTTGTCAAGAGATTCCATAATGAGTATATTGGAAATATGGAAGAACCTGAGGGAATGTTACAGTTTTTCTACACCGAAGATAACAAGTTTCGTTTTCAAAAGTTTGAGATGCCTTTGATTTGCTCCGAAAAGACTCATGTATTTCTCATGGGAGAATTGTAATGTTTTGTCCAGTTTGCAAAATTGGTAACTTACTACAAAGTCGATTCAACGTAAATGAACTCTACTGTTCTCAGTATCGCTCAGGCTGTAAACATAAGCAGCCCAAGAATTTAGAGAGTATTACTCCACTACCAACCCCCTCGGATGAGCAGCAGGACATTTTCAATTTCGTTTACAAAAATCCAAATACTAACTTGCTTATCGAAGCTCTCGCAGGAACAGGTAAGACAACTTCGCTTGTCCAATTGGTTCGTATCTATCGGGAGATTGGCAAGACAGTCATGTGTCTTGCTTTCTCCAAGCGTGACCAGGAAGCCATGAATGCCAGGGTTCAAGGTCACGCAGTTGTGCAAACAAGCAACGCAGCAGGAAACTTAATTCTTAGTCAACAGGGAATCAAGGTCCGTTTGGATGATAACTTGGTTCGTAAGTTCGTAATGAAATACGAATTTAAGTTACAAAATTATCTGGTGGAAGTTCTTGATGCTGTTAGGACTTACATACCGTTGAATTGGCCCGAAATTCCCTCAGATTCGCAGATCAAACTAGCTTGCGAAGATATTGAACTGCCTCGTGGGGTGAAGGCCATTCCCTTCGAGGCCATTCGGGACGTTTTCAAGGAAGTTATTTCATTAACAAACTTGCAGGTTTATGGTACAGACTTCATGAATCAGGTATTTCTACCTGTGTATCATCGCATGAATGCCCCAATGAAGTATGATGTTGTCATGATTGACGAGTATCAGGATCAAAGCTACTTGAATAGGGAGATTCTTCGCAAGTTCCAAGGTGGTGTGGTCGTTGCTGTCGGGGACGTTAATCAAGCAATCTACGACTGGCGAGGTGGTGATCCCAAATATATTCAAGAGGCTCTTGGTAATTACGTTTCCAAGCCACTAACTTTATGCCGACGTTGTCCTCAGGCAATTATCTCTGAGGCTCAGAAGATCGTGCCCGAAATTCGCACAACCAAGGAAGGTGGCTCAGTACGATCTATTCGTAATTCAGAATTAATTCCTGAATTAGCCTCCAAACAGAAGGGATATGTACTCTGTTGTAAGAATGCTCCCCTGATTAAGATTTATTTCAAGTGTCTCAGTCTAGGCTTGCCAGTGGTGCTAGCAAAGTCAGAGATTCTGGAGCAAATCTTAAATCTGATTAACTCCTTTGACTCGCCAAATATTGCCGACTTAGTTAGCAAGACTGAGGAATGGCGGGCAACCCAGTTAGCTAACTGCCTTGGCCAGATCAACGGAGACAAACTGGCCGAGTCAATTCACGATCGTGCAGACTCAATTTTGGCCGTTTCCGAGAGCGTGGACACCATGAGTAGCTTGCGTCTTCGGCTAACCATGATTCGCTCAAATGGGGGTTCCATTGTACTTTCGACAATCCACAAGTCTAAGGGGAATGAAGCTCCGATTGTTTACATTCTTGGTGAGGTTGATGAGCCAAATTTACGTTATGTGGCAATCACCAGAGCTGAGGAGGAGTTAATTTATGTAGCGTAAACGAGAAAAACATCATCTTAATCTAATCCACAGATTTTGAAAATGTCTTTATAAGGAGAAATAATGATAATTAAGGTGACTCAAGAAGATATTGACAAGGGTGCTCGGTGCAGTAATCAGTCATGTCCAGTAGCTTTGGCTTTAAGGCGACTGTATCCTGATTTGAAAATTTCTGTTGGACGTGTGAGAACAATAATAGAAGATAAAAAATACTACCACTCTAATGAGCTGATTAAATTTATTGGTCGATTTGACTTAGGTAAGAAAGTCAATCCAGGAGAATATAAATATGTTGACAGTTAACATAACTAAGTCAGATGTAGAAACTGGCGAGGCACGCAACCCTGACTATTGTGCTCTAAGTCTCGCATGTAAACGAGTCTTAGGTAAGGATGTTAAAATTGGTGTATATTATCTACACTTGGATGGTCAACAGTTTCCTCTAACTGAGGAAGCTAAGAATTTTGTTTATAATTTTGATAACAAAATAGCTATAACTCCAGGAGAAATCTGTATCACAAGAGAAGTCATCAAAGAAAATTAATAAGGCCAATGCTGTAGACATATTCAAGCACAATGTACAACAGAAGGTTGTATATCATGGACAGAATAAAAGTAACCCAGGCTGATATTGACCAAGGTGTTCCTGTGAGTGTGCAGTAGCCTTGGCTTTTGCTAGAATGTTTCCAGAAAATGTTTTCAAGGAGACATTCAAATAAGTTAATTTCTTTTATTCTCCAGTTTGATGCAAAAAACTCGTAACCCCAGGAGAGTATGAATATGATACTAACCATTACCCAAGATGATATTGATAGCGGTGTTCGTTGTCATGGCAAGAAATGTGCAGCAGCCTTGGCTTTTGCTAGGGCGTTTCCTAACTCCCGGATTTATGTATATCTTGGTCACACTGAGGTGCTTGACGGATATACGGTTCATGTTTATCGTCACTCAAAAGAGTTAAATTCTTTTATTCAACAGTTTGATCTCAAAAAACCCGTATCTCCAGGTGAGTATGAATATGAGATTAAAAATTGACATAGATGTCGGTATTAGGCAACATGGTAATGACTGTCCAGTAGCTAAGGTATTTAAGAAATTATATCCTAGATATGATATCTATACCATGATAACCTTCACAGAATTGGTTGAAAATGGTTATGTCATGCAAATTTTCTATCATTCACAAGAATTTATTTCTAATTTTGATCGTGGTTTGCCAGTAATTCCAGGAGAATATGAATGTACCTTAAAGTAAACAAGTTCCATGGCAAATGTCCCATTGAGGTAGAGCTTAGGAAATTATGGAAGTATGTAGTTGTGGACGGCCGAATTTCCGTCTCAACTAACGGACGAGTTTGGAAGCAGTTCCAACATACTCCTGAGACTGAGAAGTGTGTCGAGGATTTCGACGCAGGTAAGCGAGTTAAACCTTTCGAGGTTAATTTGGAATTATGCACTATCCAAAAATGGCCGGGATGTTTCTAGAGAATGTTGCTGCGACAGTTAGAGAAAATCCATGCGGTTCGTGGTCCCTTTCTTGATTTCTGTGAGGAACATGGAATTAAGACTTGGGATTATCTTCGTGATGCCCATTTGAGTTTGGCTTGGCATAAGATGTTTCTCTTTGAGCACCATGAGGAGCTAATTTGGAAGCGAGGTAGGACAGTCTTCAAAATTGAGCCTGAGGGATTTCTATACAGGTTTAGTCGGTATGACATAATTACGAGAGAACCTGCTTGGGTATACCATAAAGATTATGCGTTTATGTGTCCGTCCCTTAAACCAGAGAGGATGTTTGAATTGGATTTTAATCTTGTACATAATAATAAATATGAGAAGGGAGATATCTCAGTACAGATTATCATGGGTCATACGGCAGTTATTACACAAGACAATAAACAAGAGTCTTGTCATATATCAAAATTAATTTCAAAGTTAAAACATGGATATAAAGTTAGTTTTGAAAGAAGTTTTGAACAATCCGTATAATGATGGTGTTCGTGGTCCCTTTCTTGACTACTGTGAAGAGCAGGGAATAACCAAATATAATTGGTTACATCTCTATAGGGACAGTTTTGCCTACAATACACATTCAAAGTGTTTTCTGATATTTGAGAATTCTTGGTTCCAATGGAGAGGAAAATCTCCAAAAATCAGATGGGTCGAAGCAACGGATAGTTACTCAGTTTGTGGGCAGATTTTATATACTTGTGGAGTTTTCAAGACTGGTGTAGAAATACCAAATCAAATATGGCTTCAAATGACTGGTCAGTTGAAAATTACTAAAAATCAATATATCTTTACGAGAATCCCATGAAAATTTGCATTGACATCGAGACTACGGGCTTGGATCCTCACAAAAATGACTTTTGGGAAATTGCTCTTTTGCGTGAGGATGGTAAGTTTCTAAATTTGTTTATTAATCACCAATCATGTTACTATGACATGAATACTCTTCGGATGTTTGGGACTCCCTTGCCACTTCCTGAGCAAGTTCAGTGCGACAGTTATAGGGAAGCATCAGAAATTATCCACAATTTCATTGGTAAATCTTCAGTATTTATTGGCAAGAATGCTGGTTCGTTTGACTTGCAATTTCTCAAGAATCGGTGTCCAATGTTACGTTGGAAGCACCGTTGTATAGACATTGGTAATTTGTACTTAACTGGCTCAGATATCGTTCCTCCAGATTTGGCCAGTTGTATTGAGCGAGCCAATCAGCAGTATGGTTCAGTTAAGTTCGTCAACGTTGCTGCTCACCGAGCTTGGTCAGATGCGCTTGTTACAATGCAACTTTATATTTTCAAGATGTACGGTCCCGTTGGATTGGACATTTTCGAGCTTCTCCGAGCTGGTCTGCCACTGGAGCAGATTGCCGAACGCGTAGGTGTTCCCCTAGTTGGTAGGACACTGGCTGGCTTCACAATTCCCTTGGGAGTTTGACATGCGTGAGTTAGTTATGTTGGCGAAGGAATGTAAGGAGTATAATTCCGCATATCACCATTGGTGGGTCAGTGAGAAGTTAGATGGTATGCGAGTGTTATATCTTCCCGAGACGCGCGGCCGGCGAGTGGAGACCGTGCAGCTAGCTAATCGTGCCCGTGATTCAAGGGAATATATCTGCTCAGGACTTTGGACCCGTCTAGGTAAGCCAGTAGTCTGCCCAGATTGGTTCGTCGCAGACTTGCCAGATCGTCCCTTGGATGGTGAGTTATTCCTCCGTCGAGGGGGCTTCCAAGAAACGATGTCAATTTGCAAGCAGCTTAACCCCGACGACGCTTCGTGGAGGAAACTACGTTACTGCATCTTTGACTCGCCAGGTTATTCTCAAATATATTTGGCTGATCGAATTAACAACCCAAATTATACCAAACTTATCGAGACCCCCAGCTGGATTCACTCATCGCCTTACTATCTATCCCGACCTTTCGAGCAAGTTTACTCCGAACTGACGAGACTGTCACTTGGGGCATATGCCTTCGTGTTGTCCCAGCAAGTTAGCGCCGGCGTGGACGTGCTAATGGACGAGGTCTTGTCGGATGGCGGAGAAGGTCTAATGTTGCGTGATCCAAGGTCGCGTTGGGTTTGCAAACGTAGTGATTCACTTTTGAAACTTAAGCCAATTTTACTAGGAGATGGTGAGGTAGTTGGTTGGGAGCCAGGCGAAGGTAAGTATGCTGGTATGTTAGGGTCAGTTGTAGTTGAATGGATGGGTGTAACAGTTTGTTTGTCTGGTATGGTTGATTCACTCCGGGATAACTCTTGTTTTCCTTTGGGGTCCAGAGTTGAGTTTGCTTATAACGGATTAACTAACCTGGGAATTCCAAGATTTCCTCGATTTCGGAGAATTCTATGATCAAGTATGATTGTTTTGGGCGTCGCTCTTGGGAGGTTGTGTTGCTAACTGCCGGGACTCCTGTATTGGAGTATAGTGACTTTCGAGCAGACAGAGTTGCAGTTTCTATTGGAGAAAATTGTTTTGATGTATTTTATGACTGTTTAGTCTTGGTTCAATACGTTGTCAAGATTCCCTGTTACTCCAGTAAATCTTGGCTATATGTTGGGGACGTTATTTATGGTTTACCTAAGAGTGCAGATGTTATTTGGACTCCCTCTTTTCTCGCTCCTGCGGGGTGCCTGAAATGCGAGTGAAAATTACAAAAAGATGTTTTAACTCAGATGGACTTGTTCTAGATCCTGGTCATGAGCTTGATGTAGAGAAAGTTGGTAACTTTTATAAATCTGGGAGTAGGCTATTTCCAGTAGCTTGTGCAGAAGTGATTCGTGTGAGACTCACAGCTAAGCGGGCAAACATTGTCAAGCTGGCAAATTTGAGAGATTATAATTATCAAGTATTATATACCTTGGTTGTTGACAAGGGTACAACCTGCTCAGCCCTAATTGAGGGGGACTTAATTAGGTTGTTCTTACATGAGGAGTATATTGGTAAATTGGAGGACTATGATGTTTGTTTTCCACCTAAGGAGATTTCATGAAGGTATTTTTAATTGGATCTACCCAGTTAGATACTTTTGCGTTGTCGGAATATGCGAGGGAGTATGGGTATGACGTTCGATCCACGGCAGTTAATCATGGTGATTGGCTAGCTGAGTTGGCAGGACGAATTTGTTATTTGTCATTTAACAAACGTGCTCCCACGAACACTGACGAAAATAAGGAGTATCTCCAGAAGGTACTAGCTTTGGGTCATGGGTCAATTTTCGAGCATACCTCATTTAATTTTGTGATTTCCGAGGTATCCCGAAATCTGACGCATGAGCTAGTTCGGCACCGAGTCGGAGTGGGTATCTCGCAAACTTCCACCCGCTACTGTCCGCCGACGGGCAATTACACGCCCCCGGAATTGGCTGATTTTCCGCCATTTAATTTGCTAGTTAATTTAAGTTTGGAAACTTACAAGCTTGCTCTGGAACACTTGGCTGCCCAGGGGATCGTTGGCAAGGCTGCTCAGGGGATCGCTAGGCATTGTCTATTGGGTTCGACACATACGTCGCTGGTATGGACTTGCAACGCTCGTGAATTGTTGCATGTTCTTATGTTGCGAGGCAGTCCGTTTGCTGACCCCGAAATTCGGGAGTTGGCAGTGGCTTTGTATGAGCTAGTTAAGGGTCATAACATTTTCGCACACTTGTGTGTTCGTGAGGGTTGCATATGTATCTAAATTGGTACGATAATTTAGACTTACGTTGTTCCTGGTTAGTTGGTGGCCACACGGTAACACGGGAACGCGGAAAGTTAGATTCTGACTCTTTTGTAGATTTTGGTCCCGTTGGAATGACCCTCGGTGGACTGTATTATACCGAGATGGTTAATCCGGTTATTTCTAATACTTTATTATTTTCCGGGTCTGCTCATTCGGCAGGTTATGATCTTGCTTCTACTCTGGATCTTGACGTGTCGGGGACAGCCCTCGTTCCTACGGGAGTGTCACTGGAATTTTTGGATAACCGTTTGTATGGTTCCATTCGGGGACGCAGCGGTAGCACCTTTATGGTGGGGGCTGGGGTGGTTGACCCAGACTACCGAGGTGAGATTTATGTGCGAGTTTTCGGGGACGGCCGGATTCGGTCGGGCGAGCGTGTGGCACAAATTTTATTTGAACGGTATTATGCCCCATTTCCCCGAGGTACACGGGTTCGTGGCGTATCCGGTTTTGGCTCATCCGGGAAAATATAATATATTTTCAAATACTGGTGTTGACACTCTAATGTTCGTTTGAATATCAAAATATTCATGATACTTGTACGAATGTCAGAGTGTTAGACAGACGATGCCGGAAAGCCGTATGGGTGTCAGACTGTTAGACGACGCTGTCTGACAGTCTGACTAATACCTTGGTATCGAGAGCCTACTATGAGGGTATTCTGACCGGGAAGCTAACGTCTATACGGCCCGTGGCGGGCCGATCTCGGCGAGTGGGCCGGGGAATCAGACGGACTCCCGAACGGCTAATGGCGGGCCAGAAGCGGGGGCCAGAAAATGGGCCTGCCCAAGGGTGAGGGAAGTGGCTGGATACCTACTAAGTCGAGCTTTTCCCTCTTCCTCTTACTCTCTTCTCTCTCTTTTCCTTACCTCTTGACCTCTTGGAAAGAAGAGTAGGTAGGTAAGAGAGAGCCTTAAACAGGGTCGATTTCACTCGCCTGGGCGGAGGGCTAAGTATGGTACTCTGATAGCTATTAGTCTGACACCCATTAGAGTGTTGAGGGAATCTGGGAATGTCTCCCCGGAACCCCCGTATAGGGGTGACGGAAGCTGGTGATAGTCTAACGGGTGTTAGAATGAGACCTTATTTGAAAATATAATATATTTTCAAATATACACCCTCTCTCGAAAATATAATATATTTTGGTGAACCCATGCTTTTGGTAACGCTAGATGGTATGCCACACTGTTTCTGGAATCGTTCGCAAACTGAGTTAGACGCTTATGTCGCTCAACTTCATAAGGTTAATCCTGACTATCACGTTGATTCGGAGCTTCTCCCTGAGGGGCCAGTTCACGAGGTTGTATGGGGTTGCGAAGTCGTAGTTTTCGGAGGCAAGGTTGTTTCACACACGAAACTTAATTTTTTCAAGTCCGAAGACTGTCAGGTTCATCAGGAAGGCGAATACACGATTCTCAAATTCGCAAATCCCGATCAGGGGTTGGCTATTCGTTGGCTCAAGAAAACTCACCCAGGTTTGTTGGGTGTGCCGTTACAGGCTGGAGAGTGAACGAAATCGCTAGTTATGCTAGTGACGAAACCTGGCCGTTTCCTGGCGACTCGGGGAGTTATGTCATACATAACTTTCAGGTCGGACCGCAATTCATGCCGGAGTGCAAAGTTAAGCTGAGGCGCGAATTGAGGCCACGCCTGAATTGAGGTGATCCCTCAGTTTTGAGGCCCAAAAATAATTCTGGTGAGGCTTGAAAGTGTAAACTAAACGTATCTCCGAGACTAAGTGTAAATTTACACCCTATACGCGCCTATTTTTCCCATTTTTCCCAGATTAACAGCCCTATGTTACTCTCGCCTCAAAACCGATTTTTACAAATAAAAATCGGTTTTGGCATGGTATTCGCTCTATGTAAGGCACCCCACGGGAGCCGACGTAATGACAATCGAAGAGTTAAAGGCTGAGATCCGGTGCCGGGCAGAATTCGACCGTTTGGTAGAGTTGGCGACCGACGCCGCCGACCGTATCGACTACCTTGGTTGGCTACACACTGAGGATGATTCACCCGACGCCGCATTTACAATTCGTCGATTGTTCTGGCGGTCGGCCACGGAATTCTCCCGCACCATCGGAGTACCGCACGGGACGATTTTGCGAGATATGGAGCGTGTCTACGATAATTTTTAATTGACACTTGCGGACCGTCACCCGGCCCGTAAGATACCGTACACCCGACCGCATTTTCGCGGCCGGGGGTTCACCAGTCCCGAATGGGACAATAAGGAGCCGATTGTGAAAGCTACTTTCCAAAACATGCCGGCGGTTAGCTGGGTTTCCGAAAAAGATCGGGAGTACGTCTTCGGCTTGCAAAGCTGGACGATGCCGCTGAAGCCTAAAAACAAGGAAATCGCGGACGGACTTCCCGACAACGGGCGGACCGTGAATCGGGTCGAAATCATCCGCACCACGCTGGAAGAGTGGAGCCTGAGCGAAGTTCTGGATAAATTTTCCGCCGACCGCAACGCTCGCCGCCCGGCGGACCTCACCCGCGAGGGCGGTCGCAAACTCTTGCCTGTTCTCTTGACGGACCGGACACTACACCGACCGCTGGAAGTGGTGACGGATGGTGACCGGGTACGCCAGACGGCCGGATCCCAGCGGGCAGAAGCCCTGCGAATCGGCCTCACGACTCACCCGGAGACGGTCCGCAGGTACTTCGGCACCCTACCGGTCATCGTCCGTGTAGTCGCGGCCGAGGACTACGATGCCGCGATTGATCAACTCAGCAGCGACCAGGATCAACAGCCCTTCCCGCTCGAAGGGATTTTCCAGCGGTTCGCGTTCCGGGTCCGGGCCGGCGAAAAGCTGGAAAGCATTACCAATTCGATGCTTGCCGAGTTGGTTCGACTCACCGGGTCCAGCGTCCTGAGGGACGCTTTGAACAGCCCGGACGCCGAGACCCGGTCCCAGTACGTCGAGAAGTGGCGGAAGACGGGAGCCGGCCCGCAGCTCTACCGGTTCGCGGCCGAGACGCCGAGGCTTGCGTACTGGTTGTATTGCCAGTTGGCAGCCGAGGAGGGTCGCGGTCCCCGGCCGCAGATCAAACTCGACCTGAAAACGCTCACGGCGTCCCCCGAACCCGGTGCCGAGACTATGGCCGCACTGGTCAAGGAGGCCAAATGGGACGCGGTCGCGGCCCGGGTCCGCGACTTGGTCGAACCGGCCAAGAAAACGACCCCGGCCCCGTTCTCAGCGAAGCAGATCGAGGGCCTCGGCAAGGCCACGGACGCGGGGTCGCAAGTGGCGTACTTGCTCACGACTGCCCCGGCCGAGGGAAGCACCCCTGAGGAGAGGGAATCCCGGGCCGCTCAGGTCCAGCAAACCCGGGAGTTGATTGAAGCCGCGACCGAGCTCAATAAGCAGATCGGTTACCGGGAATGGTCCGGTTTGCCGGCCCGGCTTGCCGGGTTCGTGGCTGACCTCGAATCACTCCGCGGCCAGATTAGCGACCTCACCCGTGTGCGGGCTGAGCTGGAAGCCAAAGCCGCACAGCTGACCGCGGAGTTGACCACCGCGGCCGGCCGTAAGCGGAAGTAATAGTATTTTCGCATAGGGGGGCGGGTTCTGCCGGACCGTCGGCACGCCCGCCCCCCTAGGCACGGCTACATACCCAAAATGAAACATCCGCCAATTTTGACTTTTCAAATTATTTTGGTAGTACCAAATTAACTTCAAATTATTTTGGTAGTACCAAAATGGGTAGTACCAAAATGGGTAGTACCAAAAATGGGCAATACCAAAATGGGTAGTACCAAGTGAGTACCAAGTGAGTACCAAGTGAGTACCAAAAATGGGCAGTACCAAATTAACTTCAAATTATTTTGGTAGTACCAAGTGAGTACCAAATGGATAAAATGCAAATAAAAAATAACATACTCTCAGTACCATTTGCCGCAGGTACTGAGAATATCATGGTTTGGGCTGATGGGGTACTAGCGGCACAAATGTATGATGCATGGTTGACTAACACAAAACCATATTCACTAAATGGAAACCTCTGTACCGTAGAAAATAATGTCTTCAAGGTAACTTTCAAAAATCATTTCTTAATAAATAAACTAAAACTCCAGATTGACACCTTCGTCGGAGCAGCTCGAACTAGCACTGAATTTATAAATCTACAGCCCGAAGTCTTTATCAGGTGTCTCTTTGGCAATGATGACATAGACTATGGTCTCATAAATACCATATTCCTGCCAGTCATTTCCAGGGAAGACCCCAAATTCGGAGAGAAACAATTAGCTAGGTACCAAGGTTGGCGGATAATTGGAGATGGTACTGACATTGCCTTCCCATTCAGTCATGTAAGTACCATGACTGACAAGGAAATTCTCGAGAAGTACCTGCTGCCAATCAAAGATATCTGGTCTCTGGACTGGGTGGACGAAACAGGTTTCAGATTAACTAAGCAAGATTTACCTCAAATGCAGAGACTCACAAATCTCGCACGAAGTATAAATCTGAAAACTGCCTGGACAACCAATCCGGGAGTATCTGGAACTCAGTGGTACGAAATTGGAGATTACCTAAGTCTGGGAAGAGACACTATCGACTGGCGAGCGATGCAGCCTCAGAAAGGGTGGGACTGTCCAAGTGTGGATCAAATATACCGAGCACAGAGACAAGCCACGAAAGATAAAAGCAACTTCCTGATGAACGTCTCTGGATGTGGTAGATCCGCAGTTCCGGCGTACCGTATTCTTGCTGATATTGGCTTCGCTGTAACTTTGGGAGCTATCGGAGTGAAGGTGTATCACTTAGATACGCCAGCTTGGAAAGCTCAGCAGCAAGCTGATCCAGACAATGCCCAATATGGGATTATCCCAGGTAGTCCACGTTGGAAGGCCATGATGACAGCCTTCAAAGTTATAGATGAATATACAAATTTAATTCTCAATCCTTATCGGTCACATACCGAAACTGCTAATTGGTCAGTTTTGCAAGCACCGAGATTTAAGCTCGCAGTAAATAGACTAGAATCTCCGCAAGTTGCTCCGTGGCGTACTGATTGTACGGTCTCGGAACGTGGTCAATCTAATAGTCGTCTTGTCCAACCCGGTGGTTGGGCTATCTCACTGGATTAACAAATGCGTACCTTAGTAAGTATCCTTCTATTGACGACCGTGTCTCAGGCTCAGGTCATTATCAAAGGACCAGAAACTGCCAAGTCTGGTACCATGCAAACTCTGACACTGGAAGTGACAGGTCAGGATTTGAAGGTTCAAGGTTTTGCCGAGGGCCAACAGACTCAAGCTAATTGGCAAGTCTTCAAGAATTTGGAAGATAAGTTTGTCATCATTGCGCTCCCCCAGAAGGGAGACAAGCTCTATACTTTCGTGGTAGCTTGCAACAAAGATAATAAAACATATTTAGCTACTCACTCGCTAGTTATTGATCCGAATCCGAATCCGAATCCGAATCCGAATCCGAATCCGAATCCGAATCCGAATCCGAATCCGCCAGAGCCGGATAACTGGAAGACGACACTAACAAAGGCTTATCAGGCAAACCCCGATACTGCCACGTTAAATAAGTTAATTCTAAATATGCAACGTGTGTTAGATACAAACTATGCGGATGTGGAATCTCTGGAATTGGACTATTCCACGGGAGCTAAATCTATTCAAGGTTTAGAGACATTCCGTAAGCTAATTAAAAATCAACTTCTTGATACCTTGGGTAACGACGCTCGCAAAATTACCATTGAAAAGAGCAAGTCAGCCCTAAAGGAAATCTTGGGTGTTCTCAAAACTCTGTAGGAGGCAGTTATGTTTGAATTAGTTTTCATCACTCAGGAATCTTGCCCACCTTGCAAAAAGTTTGAGCCAACTTTCTTGGCTGTCAAGAATGAATTAAAAACGGAAACCAAATTTGTCATTGAGCAAGCCAGCAAATCACGATTTAGGGTCACGTCTACGCCAACTGTTATTCTGGCTAAGGATGGCAAGCCTGAACTTATTTGGAAAGGTGCCCCATCCAGGTTAGACTTGGAAACTGCGGCGAAAGATCCAATTAAGTTTCTGGAGAAATATAAATGATGATTGACAAAGACGGCTGGCTACAACGGCCAGATGAAGTGAAGATGACGATGGAGACTTTCCCTAATCCCGTCTTCAACTTTGGTGCCCCACAGAAAGTTAATACGTTTCTGCATCAGATTTTCAAGAAAGTTGTGGGACGTGATCGGGACGAAGGCCCGCAGCTAATTGGCGATTGTGTCAGCTGGGGTTGGATGGGTGTGGTAGATTATGAGCAGGCTATGGATTTGCATTTCAATACAAATCCCACTGCTGACTTAATTTTTGAGCAAACTGCCACGGAAGTTATCTACGCTGGTAGTCGATGTGAAATTGGCAACCAATGGGGTTGGCGGTCAGACGGTTCCGTTGGAGCTTGGGCAGCTAAGTTCCTAGAGAAATATGGGGCAATGAGTCGTCCTCACTTGCAACGTCTGGGTCTTAATCCAGATTATGACCCGAACCGAGCTAAGGAGTGGGGACGAACTGGCGTACCTGACAAGCTGGAGCCGAATCTCCGAAAGATGAAGGAATGTAGCCAAGTCCGTACTTTTGATGAATTTTGTGCTCTGAATCAGCGAGGCAAGACTGTTGCAGTTTGTAGCAATGTTGGCTTCGAAAATTCCAGATCACGAAGTTTCATTACTGAGCGTGATAAGGACGGTTTCGCCACTCCGAGGGGAACGTGGAACCATTGTATGCAGCTTGTGAGCAGTATCAACACTGGCCCACGTCCTGGTGGCTTGTGTATTAACCAGTGGCCTAAGGAAACGATCCGTGGTGAGCAGCCTTACGAAACTCCGAATTGGGGTTTCTGGATTGACGCCGAAGTTATAGATCGGATGTTGGCTCAAGGTGACTCATTCACGGCAGATATCTACGAAGGCTATCCTGCTCGTCCTCTAACTTGGGAGAGTTAAATGAATAAATTTCTTCTGCGACTAATCGGCATTGACCTTGACGAAATTAACAAGGCTCTCGAAGCTAAGGATCTTGACAAAATTGGTGACATCATCAAGGGAGTTGCCATCCGACTTGGTTTTGACCAAATCGGTGAGCTAATTAACAAGGCTTTGGATTCGCTGGCGACGATGAAGCCTGTGGACATCTTGGATGCCCTAATTAGCATTCTCGTTGTAATCAAGAATTATATTGACAAACCTGCACTAAAGGGAGATACTCCGAGGCAGGAGTTAAACGAGTTTAATCCGGCGTGGATTATCCCGGCAATCGAAATTGCCAAACTTATTTTTGCATGGCTCCAAAAGCGGAGAAAATAATGGTAGAACGAGTTGGCGAACGCCACCCCGAAGTTTGCCAAGGCACTACCAAGTTAGGTCCCTGTGTATACAAACGTATGCCAGGGACTTCTCTTTGTCCAATGCATGGTGGCCAAGCTAGTCAGGGTCCGTACCAACGGACTCAATTGAAGAATATGATTATCTCCAATTTCGCTGCCGAAGCTGCGCAAAGGCACGCAAATGGAGAGCTAAAATGCCTTACTGACGAAATCGTAGTTTTGAGAGTTACTCTCGAAGCTATCTTTAACAAATGTGAAAATCCGAATGACCTCTTAATTTACTCAGATAAATTTGCAAATCTAGCTAATTGCATTAACAGACAGGTAGAGACATTGCAGAAAATTGAGGAACGAACTGAAGAATTGATGGATAGACAAACTTTATATAAGATTTGTGACAAAATCACCGAGATTTTGGTGCAAAATATCAAAGATACCGAACTATTGGGCAAGGTTGGTAACGAAATTTATGAGCTTGTGATGAACAATGGCAAAAATAAAGTATGATTGTTCGGCAAAGGAAGATTTTGCGAACAGATTCAAGGCAACTTTGAGTAGACATACGGTAGATAATGCGAGCAAATGGGCTGAGAAATATAGATATTTGAGTGGAGACTTCCCAGGATTATGGAAGTTTGATAGACACCCGTGGTTGCGTGAGTTACATAATTCCAAAGCCGAATTCAATGTCGGTCAGAAAGCGGCCCAAATGGGCTATTCTGAGGCGATGTTGAATGTTGCCTTTTATACTTTGGATATTTTGAAGCGAAACGTACTCTACATCTTGCCAAACGCAAGACCGGATGCCACAGACTTCACTAACCGAGCCTTCACACCGGCAATCGAAGATTCGCCACACTTGAAATCTATCTTCTCTAGCACAGATAATGTGGGTCACAAGGTCGTTGGCTCAAGTAACCTGTATATTCGTGGGTCAAACAGTCGAGCAGGTCTCAAAAGTGTACCTGCAAGTCTCTTGATTTTCGACGAATATGCGGAGCATAACCAAGATCATGTGAGTCTCGCTGAGGAACGCTCCTCAGGACAATTATATAGACAAAATTGGAAAATTAGCACACCACTGACTCCCGAAACTGACATCAATCACTTATTTTTGAAATCTACACAAGAAAGATACTTCTTTCCTTGTCCAAGCTGCTCGAAGATGATTAGATTAACTTTGGAAAATCTTGTAATTCCAACAGATAATCCTGATGATGATGCTAAGATTCTTGAATCTCACTTAGTTTGCTTAGAATGTAAATCTAAAATACCTCATGAAGCTAAACCAGAAATTTTCAAGAAAGCAACTTGGGTACCAGAGCATCATCAGATGATGGCTAGAGGCTTTCATATAAGCCAGTTATACTCTACTGTGCTTCCGCCATATGCCCTAGCTAGAGCTGCCTTGAATGCCCGCACTGACGTGGCTGCTGAGCAAGAATTACATAATTCCAAACTTGGTGAACCACACATTGTAGGTAGTCTACAACTGTCTGATGAATCTATCCGAGTTCTAATTAAAGATTACGAGATGGTTGAGGCTATGCCTCAACACTACTTGACAACGATGGGTGTGGACGTTGGTAAGCTACTACATGTGGAAATTGCCACATGGGACATTAGCAAAGCTAATCCTGTAGATATCAATGCCAAAGCTATTCCCAAAGTTGTATGGGTAGGAACTCTCAAAGACTTTGAACAATTAGATACACTCATGCAAGATTATCATATAAGATTTTGTGTCATTGACGCATTGCCTGAGAGTCGTGAAGCGTATAAGTTTGCCATGCGATTCTGGGGTCGTGTACGTCTTTGTAGATATAATGAGAATGCCACAGCAAAATCACTCTTTGCTGATGCGGAAGTACACGTTAGTGTCAATCGTACTAGCTGGCTTGATGAGTCACTGGGCCGATTCCGTGCTGGCACGATCTTTCTACCACGAAATTTACATCCAGACTATATTCCTCAAATTAAATGTCCAATTCGAGTTCCTAAGAAAGATGTCAAAGGTAACTTAATTTATAGATATGTTAGTAAAGCTTCTATAAATGACCACTTTGCTCATGCACGAAACTATAACGAAATTGCACTATCTTTTGCTACAGGAAGCAGAATTTATACTGGAATGAAGGAGGAAGTGTGAGTCTTTTGACTGAAACGAGACATCCCAGTTATGATAATTATCAGAAATATCGTAATGTTTATGAATCTGGCGATGCCTTCATTGACACTTACCTTGAGAAGTTTGATCAACGCGAAACTGCCGAGTCTTACAAAAGGCGACGTAATTTAACTTACTGTCCTGCCTTCTGTAGGGAAGGTTTGGACGAGCTGCGTAATAATATTTTCCAGCGAATGCCTGAGATTATTCGTAGTGGTGGTACTCCGAGCTATCAGGCTGCCGTGGCTGGGAAGCTTGGTGGTGTAGACTTGATGTCTAACACCATGAATTCCTTCCTTGGTCAGGAAGTCTTGCCTGAGCTGATGGCTATGGGAGTTGTGGGTATCTATGTAGATATGCCACGATTCAATAGTCGAAGTACATTGGCAGATTTGACAAGCAATACACATCCATATTTATATTATTATAAACGAGAGAATATTCAAAATTGGCGTTTTGAAAAAATTAACAATGAACATATCTTTACAAATCTTCTCCTACGAGAGAGTAGAGAAGTATATGGAGAGTTTGGACTTCCCATAGATTGTCGAGATGTGTGGAGACATTTGATTCTGAGAGAAGGTTATGTAGAATTAAATATTTACGAACAATACCAAGATAATGATATCTTATCAGAACGAGTTATCGAAAGTTACAGACTTGAATTAACCAGAATTCCCTTTGTGTTGGCAAGTATTGGTGATTCTCTATTAAAGCAAATTGCAAATTATCAAATTGCCTTGCTAAATATGGAATCTGCTGACGTTGCCTACTCATTCGGAAGTAACTTCCCAATTTATACTGAACAGTATGATCCGAAGAATTTAGGAAATAACAAAGCTATAGCTTTCGATGCTGATGGCAATGAAATTAAGATTGCTCCGGAAGCCTTGGAACTAGGTAATAACAAAGGTCGTCGGTATCCTATTGGAGCCGAAAGACCTGACTTTGTTAATCCAAGTTCTGAGCCTCTCAAGATCAGCATGGAGAAGCAAGCTCAAATTAAGGATGACATTCGTAGACTTCTCAATCTTGCAGTAAGTAATGTATCTCCTGGACATGCCAGTGCAGCAAGTAAGAAAATTGACCAACAAGGACTTGAGTCTGGTCTAGCTGCCATTGGCTTTGAGCTTGAAGGTGTGGAAACACAAATTGCTCAGATTTGGAGAGAATATGAAAATCAAGCTGGAGAAGAGCCTACGATTGCATATCCATCCAACTATAGCATTAAAACTGAGGAAGAGCGTAAGAAAGAGGTTAAAGATAATCAATCATTACAAGGATGCGCTCCGTCACGACTATTCATGAAGGAATTAGCTAAGGAAAATGTGAGATTATTATTTGGAAATAAATTAAGCCAAGATAAACTCAAGGTAATTTACCAGGAAATTGACGATGCTAAATATGTCACAGGTAATTCTGAGGAAATTGAACGAGACTTGAAAGCTGGCTTGGTAACGGAAGTCACTGCTAGCTATGCTCGTGGTTATGATGGGGATGATGAGGTTGAACAAGCTAGAGTTGAACATGCGATGCGTGCTGCTCGAATCTTGAAGGCTCAAACTAATCCTAATTTACCAGCAAGGGGATTACCTGATTTAGGTGACCAAGAACCTGAAATAGAAAAGGAGGAAGTAGATGAGCTTTCCACTAAATCTTCTTAATGAAAAAGTTTCTCGTGCAATGTTTCCTAATTGGGATGGTTCAACGCCAGATAGTTTAGTTAATGAGCATCAAGCTCCAACTGCTTCTGATTTTAAGCAAGTGACTGACGAACTTTTAGCTCATCAATCTGCGTTTCCAGTAACGACTATCTCGCAATATGCAATTTTGGGAGAGAGTGGAGGAAATGAAGGTACATTAAACCTAAATAAGACAATCTTCAATCAAAATGGTCTAAAAGGTTTATATTTACTTAGTGGAACTGCTAATTTTACTCCTAGAGAACCATTTGCTCTCTATAACATTGCTATGTTTGCGATCAATGTTAGTCTACTTGGTTCATACCCAGTTAACATTCCTGCATTTGCCTTTGATGAATTAAATAATGTTTTTGTTCAAGTAGTAGTTAGTCTAACTACATCAAATAATATTTTAGCACTTATTATTGAAAGACCAGATGGGCAACCTTTTGCACAAGATGCTGAATATTCACTATCATTACCTCTACTTAAATTTGTACTTATTTAGGAGAGGAAATGCCTGAATTATACACAAATGGAGCTGAGACGACATTAAATGGAGCAATAAATAGTTCTGTAACTAGCATTACTGTTACTGATGGTTCCATTTATCCTAGTACAGGTAATTTCCGAATCAAAATTGGTTCGGAAATTATGAAAGTTACTGCTCGAAGTAGTAACGTACTAACTGTCGAACGTGGGTCAGAATCTACTACGGCAGCAAGCCATGCTTCTGGTGCCCAGGTAGTTAATGTACTAAGTGCTAATGCACTTACGAGAATTTTACAAGATGCAGCAAGCTCAGGAACTTTTGCAAATAGACCAAGTACAGGAAATTTATATTTCCATACAGATGGTAATGTCTTTAGTCAATATAATGGTACATCATGGATCACTCGTGGTCCAATTATGGAACTAACTGACCCAAATTTAACTACTTTTGGTTCAGCACTTAATAGTCCAACAACTTATACAACTTCAGCTTTTCAACATAGACTTATTGGGACGACAGGAGCGAACAGACAGATTGTTGTCCCAATGACAGCTCCCTCGACACCTTACACAATTACAGGAATTTTCCGTAGTTACCAGATTTACAAGACAGTAAATCATGGTATTTCTATGGGTGTTCGTGATTCCTCAACTGGACGTATTCGCCATATCCGAACTTGGGATGGTGATACGGCAGCTACTAGAATCTTTTGTAGTAGAGCTAATGATCTAAATGCTACAAATGTAGCAAATGAAGTTGACTTACGTCTAGTAGCATCAGATCTTAGATGTATTAGAATTTTTAATAATGGAACAAACGTAGTTTATTCTTTTGGTATGGACCCAACATATATGATTGATGTTACCACAACTACAACTACAAACCATGTGGCAACTATTGATCAAATTTTTTGGGGTATCGAGTGGGCTGGACCTGGTACAGCTCCAAACTGTGTTGATTTATTAAGTTGGAAGGTGGAGTAAAATGTCATTCTCCGGCCAACTTGGAACACCCCTTGGTGATTTTGTTCTAGGTGACGCTGGATCAGTGTCTATAGTCTCTTTTAGTGACACAATCACTTGGGTTGATTCGATAGTTAGTTATAGTGAACAAATTTCAGATATATTAACTTTTACAGAAACTATTGTTTGTCAGAAAATTAGTACTCCAACATTCTCAGACTCTATCACTTGGTCTGATGCATTCTATAGATCTTTAGTTGCAAGTATATCAGAATCTATTACTTGGTCAGAAACCTGGACTTATGCCAAGTTTAAGAATGTTTCTTTTTCTGATACTTACACAATAACTGACACAACTTTGGCAAATCATATTGCCTTTGTAAATTTATTTGATACTTTACCCTTAAATGATACTTTAACAAGAATAGTTAGACGAAATAAAGATTTTAGTGATGCAATTACCTGGTCAGACTCGATAATTGGTATTGTACCAAAGATCTTTTCAGACACGATAACTTGGTCAGAAACTTACACTCCACTATTTTCCAAAGGTATTAGAGATACCTTAAATTATGGTGAAGTTGTAAATAGACAAGCAATCTTGTCAAGACCATTAAATAGTATTCTTGAATGGGCTGAACTTTATAATCCAGATTTTGTATTGTTTAAGCCAATTACAGATAGCTTAACTTGGTCAGAGAGTTTAACTGGATATAGAACAAAACAAATTTCTGATACATTAAGTTATATAGAAACATGGTCATGTACAAAAGCATACCCATTAAGAGAAGATATTACTTGGTCTGATGAATATACTTTTAATAGAACAACTCAACACAGATTTACAGATACATTAGTGATTGCTGATTCTGCTCAAGTTAGTTTCGTTTTGAGTAGAAATATCTTAGATGAACTGAGATATTTTGAACTTATGAACAAGATTAGGGCTAAATCGGCAAGTATCTCTGATACATTAACTTGGTCAGATAATTTACTTAGACAGGTTTTTCCAAAAACACTAGCTGATATACTAAGTTGGTCTGAGACATATAATTTAGATGTGATTTTCAATAGATCCAACACTGATAATCTGACTTTATCTGATCAGTTGATAACTACAAATACATTAAACTTAACTCTTACAGATAATTTAATTTTGAATGAGGATTATTTCTGTAAATCTACAAATAATGTTGTAATTAGAGGATTTACTAAGGATGTCTGTCTACCTGCTCCTGAACTTAATGACTTTGAAGTGCCTCAAAATAAGGTTGTTTTGAAGAGGACAATGTCAGCAAGGTATAAGACACATGTGAAAACTAGCAAAAGAACTAAATTTAATTGGACTTTCATACTGACTAAACAAGAAGCAAATGAACTATATGATTTTTGGTTAGCTGAGCAAGTCAATACTGTACGTCTTGAAACACATACTGGTGAACGATATAATGTTGAGTTATTGACTGATTCGCTAGATTTTAATGAAGTAGCTTATTGGCAGGGAGGTAATAAAGTTGAAGTAACTTTAGAAATGGTTGGTACTAAAGTATGAATAAGACAATGGCAAGTGAACTTGCCTGGAATGACTATTTTATTGTAGAAAATTTCAAGGGTAACTATTATGGTTCTCTTGAAGGGGCTATGGCCTACTTCAATAATGTACTACACGGTGAATTATGGATTATCACACCAAATGATAAACAAAAGAAAGCTTTAACTTCGGCAACTCAACATATTGATCAATTATCTTTCATTGGTTATGAATCAGAGTCTAATCAAATTTTAGCTTGGCCACGAAAACATAAAATTTATTCAAGAACTACAGATACATTTATAATTACAGATTTAGGAACTCCAAATGATATTATATTTGCAACTTATGAACTAGCACTCGCACTTTTGCGAGGAGTTAATGTAGAAACTGAGCAAGCTAACTTATTTGTTAGATCTCAGGTGATGGGTCCACTCCGCACTGACTACACAGGCGGAACTCCAGAACAAGTCGTTGCGGGCATACCATGCTATCGTGCATGGCTATTGCTAAAGCCGTATATGACTGATGTTCATTCTATAAGGACATGTAGGGTATGAACTTCTTAGAATTCTTTCTTCCTGATTTTCTCTCTGGTAATGAGCCTCCGCCGGCTCCGCCAGAGAAGACCTTTACTCAGGAAGACGTTAATAGACTATTGGCAACAAATAAAAGAGAATTACAAAGTAAACTTGAAGCTAGTTTAGCTAAACTAAATGAGCTTGAGAAAGTTGGAGATCCTCTAGCTTTGAAAGCTAAGATTGAAGAATTATCTACCTCACTAATGACCAAAGAAGAAATTGCTAAGAAAGAGCAAGAGAAACTTCAAAAGAAGTATGAAGAGGATTTGGTTCGTCAGAAGACGGAAGCTGAATCTTGGGCACAACGATATAAACAATCTAGAATTAAAGAATCTATTGCTCAAGCTGCTGCTCAGCATAATGCTTACAATGCTGCCCAGCTTGAAATGTTACTTGCACCGACGGCGAAAGTTGTAGAAAAGACTGACGCTGACGGTAAAGGTTTGGGTGAGTTTGAAGTGAAATTACCTGTGCAGGTTGGAGACAAGGTTCTCGAACTCCCCGCATCCGAGGCTGTGGCCAAGATGCGTGAAAACACGGCTGTATTTGGGAACCTCTTTAAGATTGACTCCAAATCTGGATTTGGTGGTACTCTGAACACCAGTCCGGCACCTGCAAGGGATGGGCAACCCCCTACTGATCCAGAGGCGTTCTATGCTTGGCTTAAAAATTCTAAATAACGGAGCTTACGATGGCTAACAATTTTGACGCTTATAACCCGGAACACTGGGCCAATGCTACGGTTGCTCAACTCTATGAAAACATGGTTTTCTTAGGGCTTGTTCACCGTGACTTTGAACCGCTGTTTAACAAGTTTGGTGACGTGGTTAATACCCGTCAGCCGGCTAAGTTGACTTCGGTTCGTAAGGCTAAGGCTTCTGACATCGCGATGCAGGATGTTTCGGCAACGAACATCGCTGTTCCGTTGGATCAGCACATTTATACCTCAATGAATATTGGGGATATTGACCAGAATTATAGCTTCAAAGACTTGATGGCTGAATTTATCGAGCCGGCTGGTATGGCTCTTGCCAAGACGGCTAACCAGGTTGTTGCTGGTAGTATGATTAGCAACCTTCTGGCTGCTGATCGTGTTACTGGTCTGGCAAGCCAGACTGTGTACGAGAATATCGTAGATACTCGGACGTATCTCGATACCAGCTTGGCTTATGAGGAAGGTCGTAATTTGGTCGCCACTCCGGGTGTCCAGAACTCGATGCTGAAAGACTCTAATCTCTATCGAGCCGACGCGGCAGGTAGTGATGTAGTTGTTAAGAAGGGTTTGCTTGGTAATCTTGCAAACTTTAATCTTTATAAGGATCAAATTCTGACGAATCTGTCTCCGGCAGCTGCTGGTGTGTCTGGTACTGGTGATTTGACGATTGCGGCAGCTACGGCTGGTGCAACTTCTCTGGTCACCACTGCTACCACACTAAACGGTAGCTACGCTATTGCTGCTGGTCAATTCCTGGCAGTTAATGGTGTGCCTTACCGGATTACGGCAGTTTCTGGTTCTGGTCCTTACACTATTACTATTCACCGTGGTCTGGCTACTGCCGCGTCGGCTGGTGTAATTAAAGCTTATGGTGTCAGCACGGCTGCTGCATCTTACGCTGCTGGTTACGGTGAAGCCTTGACGATTTCGGTTGGTTCTGGTGGTTTTAGTGTGGCAACTGTTGGTCAGATTGTCCGTATTGGTACGGCATTCTACCAGGTTATCTCTGTTCCGACTGCCACGACGATCTATCTGGATCGTCCGCTTGACGCGGCAGTTAGCTCCAGTGATCCGATTGCTCCGGTTGCTCGGGGTAATTATAGTGTGGCCTTCCACCGGAATGCCATGACTGCGGCTATCCGTCCGCTTGCCCCTGTGCAAGACGGTATTGGTGCTCGAAGTGCAGTTTCTAACTTCCGTAACCTGTCCGTTCGTGCGACGATTGGTTACAACATGACTAAGCAACATAAGCAAGTCACTCTTGACTTCCTTATGGGCACGAAGATGTTGGATACCAACCTCGCAGCCGTAATGGTGTCGTAAGGATGGAAATGCAAGACTTAATCCTGATTGCCGAACATGGCGGTTCCATCGGGTTAATTGCTCTTTTCATTTTCAAACTGCCAGCCCTTATTGATAGATTGAATGTATCTAATAAAGATACGGTTACGCAAGTTAGAGATGCCCAAGACAAGGCACTTGCTGTCTTGGAAAAGAAATTTGACTATATGATTACAGCTTTTGATAGGAGATTTGAAGCAGTAGAAAGACATATGCAAGAAGAAATGGTTGTACTAAAAGAATTAGCATTAAATCAAACTAGATTAATGAATGATCTTGAAAATCTTAAAAAGGAAAAATAATTGCATTCCTGGGCAAATTTATATTATTCTCTATATAAAAATTATGGAACAATAATTAAATTTACTAGGATGGGCAAGGGAGAGATTGACATTGATACAGGATTGAGAATCAATGCTGATCAGGTTATATCTCTCCCTTGCGTTTTTTGTCCTGTAGATTTCTATGATAGTTATGTTACAAAACTATTGGGGTTTATCCAAGTATCTAAAACCTCATTTTTATTTTTGAAATCTAACTTACCCGAAGTTAATGACGGAGATACTATTGAACATGGTAATCTTCGTTATAATAAACTGGAAGGTAAGGATATGATTGATGTGATACTTATTCGAGGGGAGATTGCCAAGTGACACAAGAAGAACTGACGCTGTGGATTCATGCGTCATTAAATAAATTTATTAATCAAGCTGATTTTGGTGTGCCTCGTAGACTTTTCATGCAAGGTCGTGAAAAGGAAGCAGAGACTGAGGATGAAATTCAAATTATTATAAAAAATATGAATTTTCCTAGGATTGGCACCAAAAATGAAATTTATTGTATAATTAACTTAGAAGCTATTGTAAAAACAAGAAGAGTAGATTCAGATATTTATTATCACCAAAGAGTTAAAGCAAGAGCTGGCTCAATATTAAATCAGGAAATTCCAATTTATAAGATTGGTGATCCGAAGTATAATAAAGCAAGAGTTGGACTTTTACGACCAGTACCTAGTCAGACATTAGGAATTGGTTCTCTCAGTTCTGAGGAGCCTTTTCTATCTCGAATTACTGTGGTCCTCGAATTTCACTCTTGTTAGGAGAAAGTAATGGCTGAAGGTACTTATATTGACCTGAAAAATGTCTCTGTTTATTTTCGTGATGGTTATAGCAAGACTGGTGCAGTAAACTTGCTGGCTGGTTATAGTGCTGGTGCGACGACTATGTTGGTTGATGGTTTTACTGGTATTGTTGATACCAATACGATCTTCACAGTTGTTGGTAGTACGGCTGAGTATCTTATTACTGCCACTGTGGAAACTGCTGGTAATACGACAAGCATTACCTTCACTCCTGGCCTTCTTGATGCAGTTATTGATAATGCTGTCATCACGGTTGCTGGCCACCAAATGGAAGTTGTGGTTGGTGAAGGTAATCTCACTTATAGTGAGAAAGTTGCTCGTGAGTTTAAGAAGAACCGTGGCAAGTTGGATAAGGTTCGTAACGGTGATGAAACCGAAATGGATCTTAGCTTTACGTTTGCTTGGTTCTATCTGCGAAGTGCAACTGGCTTGACTGTTCCTACGCCTTATGAATTCTTGAAGAAGATTGGGCCTGCTGCTAACTTTGTTAGCACCAATGGTGCTTGTGAACCTTATGGTGTTAACGTAATTTTGAAGAATGTTCCACTTCTCTGTGATGGTGTTACGACACCTGTTGAGAAGATTGTGTTCCCTAAATTCTTGTATGAAGATATGAGTGCTGACCCCAAAGCGGGTACACTTTCGGTTTCTGGTAAGTGTAATGCCCTTGAACCCACTATTACTCGCTTGGCTGCTTAATCATGATTGTGAATGGTAAAAAATTATCTGCTCTCAAGCCTGTGGAAGTTTATTTACCCACCGCTGATGGTGATGCTGTTCAGTTTTTGTTTAGACCTTTGGATAGTGTTAAGGATGACTTTGAGAAGGTTGTGCCTGAACCTAAACCTCCGTTTATTCAGGCTCAAGACGGTTCAAGAGTTTATGAACACAATAATACAGGTTATAAAGAACAACTAGTTAAATATCGTATTCAAAAAACTCACTGGGAATTTCTTCAATCTATCTCAATTACTAAAGATTTAAGTTTTGAAACTGTAAATATGGATGATCCTAATACTTATGAAAACTGGCAAAAAGAGGTTGAAGAAGTATTTGGAAGAGCAGCATCTAACTATCTTTTCAATAAATATTTTGAAGCAAATACCTTAACTGATGAGCTTCTCAAGAAAGCTAAGGAGTGTTTTTTAGCTCAACGGGAAGCTCAAGCGAAGATTTAGATTTGAAATTCAAGAAGTTTAGAACTTACGAATATGCGATTTGGAGTGCCTGTGAACGATTTAAATTACTTCCTCCCAATGTGCAACCTAAGTGGGAGGATAATTCTATTGAGGTCCAGGCACTCCTTTTATCTTATGATCATATTCGTAATTTCGATACTCTTGGAGCCAAATTATGATCCGAGTTTCAGGTCGCTTCCCATCATTGAATCGTAAGAAAATTCAGGATGATCTTTATAATAATATTTTCAAGATAGCTTGTAACGCAGTTGATGATGGTCTAAATACAGTAAATGATGAAATAAATATTTGGACAGGTTTTAGCTTAGGGACACTTACAAATTTAGCTAAATTATTTAGATCTGTAAACTTAGCTACTGGACCACCAAATTCCAGAGCTGAGCCTGTGCCAAATCCTCATTATACATATCCTAGAAATACTGATGGACCAGCTAGAAGTCCAGAACTTGGTAAAAATTTAGGTTCTGCTTACTTCTTTTTTGCTAAGCGAAATCAGCAACTTAAAGGTTCATTTGACACAACTGAACCAGATTTGAAACTCTTAAATGCTCCAGCTTCACAAGCTGGATTATCTTTGACAAGTGCTAGAACTGGTAATTATGTCGCAATCTTCTTTACTGTAGATTTGGAATCTGGTTTTGGTTTTCCTACTGACCCAGATTATATTAGATTTATGGAAGAAATTTATGCACGTTTAGAAGATAGAATTAGACAATCTTTTGATACTCAAGTAGATCAACTTATTACTAATATTTATACAAATATTGGTAAATATTTTGACGACAATACAACTCCGTTTTAGGAGACAAGATGGCTGTTAGTGTAACAGCAGATCTAAGTAGTATTATAAACAACTTTAATAAACTACAACAAATTATTGAGGCAACTGGACAGACATTTGAAGATTTAGCTAAAAACTCAAATGCTGATTTTAAGTCATTATCTGATACAATTAAGGATCAGGTACAATTACTTGGTGAACAAGGCCGAGTAATCAAGCGACTAAATCAGAATGGTATTGAATATGCCAGAACTATTGAATTTATCAATAAGTCTGGTGAAAAGGAGATTCTAAATTTACGAATTAAAGATGGCTTGTATAAAAGTGCAAGCATTTCAATTGATAAAAATGCAGCAGCTTTAAAGAATCTTCGTGAACAAGCTAATTCTCTAGCTAATACAGATATTAGTAAGTTTATCAAAAATCTTGGTGGCAGAAAACTTGATATTGAAGGCCAAAAAAATCTTATTGGTTTAGTTAGTGAGTCTAAGCAATTAAATCTTAGTGGTATTGATGATAAAAGATTAGCTAAATTAAAGGAAGCAGCTAAACTTGGCGAGACAATAGTTACTCAGACTAAAGAAGAAGCTCGCTTTCTTAAAATTGCAAATGATGCTAGACAGCTTAAACTAGATAGAAAGAGAGTAGATTTAGGTCAAGTAGCTCCAACTATTCGTGAAAAGTTTGGATTAAATAATGCTGATTTTTCTGAAGATGCTGATTTTATTGAAAGTCAAAGAAAGAGATTAAGAAAATCACTACAGAAACTTAAAGAAGAAGTTAAGGCTGATCCAACATTACGAATTGATAATATTTTAACTAAATTTACAGATAATCCTGAAAGTGAAACTTTTAATACTCCACAGCTATTAAGAGTTCGAGATACATTAAGTGACATTTCTGGCTTGTATGAAAAGATTGCAAATAAACGAGCTAAACAAGCTGCAATTAATGATAATTCACTTAATACTACTACTAAATCTGCGGCTGAACTTGCAGCCAATAATGCTAGAATTGCAGAACTAAAGAAAGTAACTGAGAAATTTAGTCAAGCATCTATTGATAAAGTAAAACCAATTGGTGGTTTTGATAATAACACAATTAACAGAATTACTACCTTAAATGTAAAGATTGCAGAACTTGCACAAAAAGCTAAAATTACTGACGCTGAATTAGAAAATATCTTTACATTGACTGCCGCCGGTAAGTCAGATCAGATTGAACCTAGACTTAATAGAATTATTTCCAAAGTTACACAACTTCAAGATTTACAAAAGAGAGCTACAAGTAAAGTTGCTGATAACTTTGTTTTTAGCCCACAAAACATAAATCAAAATAGTAGACTTATTCCTGGTGCAGAAACAAAGGAACAAGTAGATCAATTTAAGGAACTAGAGAAAAGTCTATCTCGGATTAAAACTGGATTACAATATTTTATTATTTATCAAGGTTTTAATGTACTTAAAGACAATCTTGTTCAATCAGTAGTTTCTAGTAGAAATTTACAATTAGAAATTGCCAAGATTCGTACTATCTCACAAGATGCTCAATTAAGCACTCAAGGCTGGGGTGATCAGCTTACTCGTGTGAGTAACTTACTTGGTAAAGATCTTAAAGACGTTACTAAATCAGCTTTTGATGCTGTATCTAACCAGGTAGTTCAAGGTCAGGGCGTATTTGATTTTATTGAGAAAGCTGGTAAATTTGCACAAATTACTGGTTCTACTTTAACTGACTCACAGAACTTGCTTTCTAGCGTTTTTAACTCATATGGATTAACAGCTGCTGATACTGAGAAAATCGCTGGTAAGCTGTTTACCACAATTGACAAGGGTCGTGTTGTAGCTTCTGACTTGTCAAACACATTTGGTCGTGTTGCCTTTATTGCAGCAGACTTGGGTGTGTCTCTTGACGAAGTTTTAGCTATTCTTGCTACCTTGACTATTCGTGGTGTTACAACACAAGACGCAATCACGTTGTTAAACAACGGGATGCAAAAAGTTACAAAACCAAGTGAAGCACTTACCAAAGTGTTTGATGATCTTGGTTTTAGTAGTGGTCGAGCAGCTGTTAATACTTTGGGTTATACTAAAGTATTAGAAACTTTAACTAAGTTGGCTTCTGAGGGAAAGATTGATCCAACTGAGATTTTTCCAGAAGCTAGAAGTGAAAGATTCTTTGCTGCAATTCGTAGTGCCTTACCAGCAGTTCAAGAGAATATTCGACTAATTGGTGATGAATCTGAGGCCACATATAATAGAGCAATTAAACTTTATGATGATACGCCAGCACTAAAGTTACAAAAAGCTATTGTTCAAGTAGAGAATACATTTACAAATACTTTTGGTAATGCAATAAATAATACTTTAGTTAAAGTAATTGACTTAGTTGGTGGATTTGATAAAGTAGAAAGTTCTGTGAAGAAAATTATTAATGTTGTTGTAACTGGCACAGCAGTTTATGCAACGTACAATATTGCTAGTAGTGTTGCTCTGACAGTTAGCGAAGCTAGAGCTTTAAGTTTAGCTAAAGAAGCAGCTTTAACTAGACTAGCTGCTGCACAGAGAATTGCTGATACCATTGCGATTCAAAGAGAAACAGCCGCTCTTGTTCAGTTGGAAGTTGCTTCTAATCGAAGCAGATTAAGCTTGGCAAGAAATCCAGTTGGTTTGGCTTTGACTGGTATTGCCGCTGTTGGAGCTGGACTTGCTGTTAGTAATGTTGTAAGTGATGCAACCAGCACTGAGCAGCTAAATACAATCAATGAACTTGCTACAAAGTATAAGCAGATTGCAGAAAGTGGTGCTTTTGAAAAACAAATAAATCCATTAAAACAGAATCTTGATCTGCTAAAACAAACAAACAAGGAAGTTAGTTTATTGACTGTTGATGCTTTGAAAAATAGCAAATCATTCTTAGATCAAATTAAAGTGGCTTCTGATAAAAATAGAGATAAACTTAAAGCTAATTTCGTTGGTGTCTTAGACCAAATTAAGAAGAAAGTTCAAGAATTAGAGTCTGTTTATAATGCTTTAGATGGACGTATTGCTTCATCTAAATCTATTATTGCGGGTTCTGGTGCTGACGTAGCTGACCCAATTTTTGCTTTACAGAATGAATATGCTGCTGTTGATCAAAAAGGTCCATTAATTGAAAATAGAATTAGAGCATTGAATGAAGAACGAGATAAAATTACACAATTAGCAATTATTGATGGAGAATACTCAGAAGATAGAATTAAGCGAACTAGAGAAATTTCTAAGGAAATTATTCAATTAAGAAATGAATTAGAAAGATTTTACGTTGAGCAAGCTAAGGCAGACTTGGCGGCTCAAGGTGGTGGTACTTTAATTTATGATAAATATCGGATTGAAGTTTTGATTACTGACGAAGTTAAGAAACGCAATCAAATTGAACAGATGAATCAAGAAATGCTTATTAAGAGAAAGGCAATTTTGGCTGATCAAATTGCCCAAGAAAAAGAAAAGAATAAGAGAGTTGAAGAAGCTGTTAAAGCATTTGAATCTTTTGACGTAACTCAGAAGGATGGACAGCCTAGATTTAAGAATGCCCAAGGTGGCATTGATATTGAGAAAACTAAGAGTGAGCTTGTCAGACTTGCTCAGGATGTTAAAGATACTGTTGGACCTAATGCTGATGCAGCAACTAGACTTGGTTTATCAAAGCTAATCAATGAGAGAGTTGCTTTAATAACAGAAGAAATTAGGGCAATTGAAACGCAACAGCGTCTCAAACAAGAGCAGGATAGACTTACTGAGGCTCAAAAGAAAGCTGCACAGGCTTTCACAGAAGGTGAGCAAGCATTAAAATCTTATAATGATAGAGCTAAAACATTAGCCGAGACATTAAAACAAGTAACTTCTGAGTTGACAAAAGGTACATCTAATATTGGTAAAGCTTTTGCAGATGAAAGCTTGTTAGACCCAAATAAAACCAATAGATTTGAACGAGGTACAAGACGTTTAACTAATTCTATTGGTGGATTATTTGGTGTTAGTCCAGGTGATGAACTTCAAAGAAAAGAGTTTGATCCACTAAAAAAGAAATTTCAAGATCTAACTGCTGGTCTTGGAGATATTGAAAAATTTAAGATTAAAGTTAATGGAATTGAAATTATTGATCCAGAAAGATTACAAGGTGCAAGAAATAGACTTAAGGAATTAGCTGATGAGTTTGATAGAATTACGAGAGAAAAAGCTAAACGCTTAGGTATTGACACAAAAGATAAAACTTTCGATACAGGACTTGTTGACCAGCAAGGTAATAAGGTAACTGTCGAAGGTGGTCTAACTGCAATTAAACAGTTAGATAAAGAACTTAAAGATGCTCAAGATCAGTTACAAAGAGCTAAACAATTATTAGAACAATTTTCTTCAAATAATATAAATGACAAAATTAAAGAAACTGTCGCAAGCTATAATAGTGCCCAAGCTGCGGCTGCTGCCTTAGGTGGTACAGCCGTATCTACTGTACAGAATGAAATTAACATCAGAAATCAACTAATTCCATTACTTGAAAGACAAAGAGACTTACTAAAAGAAATTAAGTCAAATCAAGATTTTAATAATCAAGCAGCTGCTGGAGCTGCCACTGGTGGTGCTGCCTTCATTGGAGGTAGAGCCTTTGGTGGACCAGTAGGTAGTGACAAGATTGCCATGAGGGGAGAAAATGAATATGTAATGAACCCTCGTGCAACTGCTCAATATTATTCTCAAATCAATCAAATGAATACTAATTCAAGAGTTCCAGAAAGTTTTAGTAATAATGTTAATGCAACATTTAATATCACAGAGTCTAAGGGTGCATCTGCGACGGCTCAGCAGGTTAAGAGAGCCTTACAAAGACTAAACCGCACTAGGAGTAGGTAATGGATAAGCTTAGTTTTAATGATTCGGCCCGTGTTGCTGTTATTCGGAAGAATGGTAAAATTGAGATTCCTGGTTTCTCTGATAATGAACAAGGTTTTAAGCCTTTTGGCTTCTTCAAGCTAGAAGTTATTCGTAATAAAATTATTGTTGCTGAACAACTATTCCCTAATCTCGTAGTGAATCAAGGCAAAAATGATATTCTTGATGTCTATTTTAATGGTGGTACAGCTACTGCGGCTGCTTCGTGGTTTATGGGCTTGATTAGTAGTTCTGGCTTTACCAGCATTGTGGCAGCTGATACAGCTGCTAGCCATGCTGGTTGGACAGAATTTACTGGTTATACCCAATCCACTCGCCCAGCTTGGGGACAAGGTGCGGCATCTAGCCAATCTGTCACTAACGCTAGTCCTGTTACTTTTGATATCAATGCTACCGGTACTGTTAATGGTGGATTTATTATCACCAATAGCACTAAAGGTTCTACGAGCGGTAAGCTTTGGTCTGCTGCTTCGTTTGCTTCTGCCGTTCCTGTTACTTCTGGTGATCAATTGAAGGTTACTTATACTCTGAGTAGCTAATGATAATTGAAGCTTCAATCATTGATGGATTATTCTTCAATGATGATTTGACTTCTAATCCGAAGATTGGAGCTTTGAGCGATGTTCTTACATTTCGTGAGAACATCGTTTCTTATTATATCTTAGCTTCATTTACGGATAGATTAAACTACTCAGATACAGTAGCCTTAGCAGGCTATGGTACTTGGGTAAAGAATATATCAGATACACTTATTTTTACTGATAGTTTTTCCACAGTAATTCGCAGAGCAAACTGGACTGATTGGCTATTATTTTCTGATTCTTTTGTAAATCTAAATGCACATAGATTTTTTGATAGCCTGGTTTTTAGTGAATCTATTACGCAAGTTAAATCTAGTTTGATTTCTGATCAACTCACATATGCAGATGAAATTAGTCTAAAACATAGTTCTAATGTTAGTATAAATGATGGACTAATTTGGCAAGATGCTTTTAAGACTGAGCCAATTTGCTGCCCGTGTCCAACTCTTACAGAAACCGAATTTTCATTAGAGTTAGATACTTGGGTACTTAATTTACCCAAACCTAAATTCCCTAATGTAGATACAATTGCTTTTAGACGTGTGAATCGAGTAACACGAGGTAATGATCAGATTATTGCAAAACCTAATTCTTGGCTACCCCGACTCTTATATCGAGTAGAATGGGACTATCTTTGCAAGCCAGATTGGGATAAGCTCAAATTGTTTGTCACTCAGGCAGTTGGTAAAAGAGTAAAAATTAATGGACTCTATAATGATGTCAAATATGGAGTAATTCTAAATCCTGAGGCTGAGTTTGCTCAACCTGGGAGGGAAAATTATACAATAGCACTTGACTTTAATTTGGTGGACTAATGCGTACAATTAGTGCTACAAGTTTAGCTAAAATTGGTGAGCAATATGGAACTGAACCAATAATTATTGTTCGTGTTTGGTGGAATGATATTGCTTATGATTACTCTGATAAAATTGTTTTAGACCAAGGTGTATTTGGTCGTATCTTGTCAGTTAGTGGATTAGATGATATCTCTAATTTATCTTCTAATGTACAAACTATCTCAGTTACACTAGATGACTCAGATGAACAACTAAAACAAATTATTGATTATATTGATGTACATAAAAAGCGTGTTCAAGTATTACAGTGGTTTAATGGCATTCCTAAGTCTGAGGCTTTTGTTCTATTTGAAGGACAAATTAACTCACCAATTGAATGGTCAGAAGGAGCCAGGACACTTAGTTTTGATGTGGTAAGTCAGATAGAAGCCTTTGAATTGGGCTTCTCAATGGAAGAAGGTTATTACACTAATTTGCCAATTAAGGCAATTGGTGAACCTTTTCCAATGATCTTTGGTACTGCAATCAAAAGTCGTGCTTTGCAGATGACTGACGTGCCAACAGCTATCTTAGCTCTTGGTAAAGGTGATGTTGATGAAGTGCAATATACTGCTGAGTTAAATGAGTTAAAAGCAAGTCAAGAAGACTTGCGAATTTCTTTTAGAGAAAGTTTAGCTGCTGCAATTTTCAATTTATTGAAAGCCGGAGAGGCAATTAATGAAGGTGATTTTGAGTTAGCTAATGAGTATCTGGCAGTTTATGGTAAATTAATTCAACAAGCAAATACTTATTTAAATGAAGTCAGATTTCTTGAAGAAAAAATTGGTCTTTTACAAAAAGAGTATGATGATAGATTAGGAGTTTCTTTTCAAGCTCCTGGCGGTGAAAATAGATTCTTTTCTATTGTCACAGATATTCCGTTACCAACAAGCTTTCAATTTGAAATAAATGGATCTTACTATGAAGGTATTTATGATGAAACAACATTGAGAATCAAAGTTGGAAATGAAATTACTTTTGATACTGCAAGACCTAAGACAGTATTTTTTAATAAAGTGAATTTTAGACAAGTATCTACAAGTTATGACTCTGCTCCTCAGGTTGAAAGATTTAGATGGTATGATGCTGGTACACAAATTAGAATCATAAATGTACCAATCTATTATATTGTGGGAATTGGGAACTGTACTGTAAGTGTTGTGTATGGAAAAATTAATGGTGTTCGTGTTCCAATTCCTCCACAGTACTATGAAATCAAATATATTTCTTTTGGGACTCTAACTGCTACTTGCATTAAGACATTTAGACCAATCTCAACTATCTTATCTCCTATTGGTGAGAAAGTTTGGGATAGTGATGATATTTGGTGTGATGTAACAAGTGGCACAACAAGTGATAATTTTATCTCAATTTTGAAGTATGTCATTGATAACTTCACAAACCTAGATTATGATAATACAAGCTTTACTGCTGTTGATGCACAAACGTCAAATGCAAGAATGAATTTTGTCTTGTATGAACGTAAAAACACGCTTGATTTTATTAAAGAATTAGCATTTCAAGCTAAATGTACAGTATGGATTGACAATCTAACTGTCAAAATTAGGTATTTACCAGCTGTTCCAACGTATGTTGATGAGATAACTTCTGATCATATTATTGAAGATTCTCTTGTAATTTCGGCTGGAGTAACTGAGGATTTAGTTACTAAGTTAGTTGCTCTTTGGCAACGTGATTATTCACAAGAAAAACCCAATAAATTTATTGTAAGAAATAACGTAGAAAGATATGGCCTACTAGAACAAGTTTTTGATTATTATGCTTACAATAATGCAGAAGCTGTAAAATCTAGTGCAATATATTGGTCAATCAGATTAAGTAATACATGGAAAGTTTTGAAATTCAGGTCATTAGTAGACAAATTAAAATTAGAAAGTAATGATCCAGTTTTGATGGTTAATGATACTAATTTGTTTGCTTTAGAAGATGTAATTGGCATTGTAACCAGTGCTGTGTATGACTCTGATAGTCAAGAAATTAGCTTTGAAGTATGGCTCCCTGTACTCTGGGGAACCATGTATACATATAAGTGGGCATATCCACAACTGGTTACTGAGACTTACTCTAAATCAAGACCTGATTTCAAAACTGGGAACCCATTCCAAGGAGCTACTGGAGCAACAGAATTACTTCAATCTGTTGTACCCCTACTGACTACACAATTTGCGAAGTCAACAATAGATACATCTACTGATCAGCCAATTAACGATCAACCCATTGACTCGTCAGTTAATGTGAGACTTGCAAGTGTTGCAGTTAATCTTCAAAGACCAGAAGATTTTGCTTTAACAAATGCCAAAACTCAATATAATCCTAAACCTCCTGAGATTTTTGAGGTTACTGATACACCAACTTCAACAAGTGTGGGTTGGATTGTTGATGGAGAAGGTCAATTTTATACTGTAGAAACAGTAGATAACAAAATTTACAAAGATGTTCGCCAATTGGAAATTGCAGATGGTTATAGATTAAGCCCGGGGACTCCAGTGACTATTGTAAAAATTAATAAGAAATGGTATATGACAGCACCTGTCTGGGTGGAAGAATGATAACTTACTCAGCTCTTGAGGATGGTTCATTACAGTATGAATCAGGAATCATAATTGGAAGTAACTATTATTATCAAGATCCAAATGATCCACTACATGTAATACCAAAGTGGAGACCATGTGAGAAAAGAGTAATAGAGTTGCGTATCCTTGAATGTGGTCGAAAACGGGCAGACGTGAAATGTACACACTACTGTAAAGCTGTTTCAGTTAAGGAGTGTGTCGAATGCGTCCTAGAGACTTAGGACCAATAAATGATTTGCGAACTAGCAAAAATGGAATTCCATTATATTTAAACTCGACAGTTCCATTTGTCTATAATTCTGTGAAATTTGCTCCAGTAGCTTTGCCTTTCTATTTCTATGGAAATTTAGGTGATGGTACGACACCACTGGTGGAAACTGTAAATGATTATTTGCTAGCTAGAGGCTTGGGGGCTAGTAATATATCAACATGTTTACCAGAAAATACTGACTATTTACTTGATCAGGATTGGCCTAATTTTCCATTGAATGATGGTAGACGCTGGTTATTAAATGCCTTCTCTACAAGTTCTGGAGTTACAGCCTTAGAGACATTCTTGGAACCTGAGAAATTTGGTGGTAAGCATCTTGTTCTATTGCAAATGGGCTTTTCGGTGATTGGCACTGAGACTTTGATTTGGGGATCTGACATTCCTGCTGATGCACCACCGGAAATTGATAATGTCACAGTTGATGCAAACTATGCAACTGTAAATATAGATGATTTTAATACAATAATTGGAGAAAATATAGATTATTATAAAAGTATCGAATTTTATATTTGGCTAAATAAGCCACTTCCATATACTGGTCCGTCATTGAGAAACATTGGTCCACAAATGTCAGCAAAAGCTGATGAGGTTTATGGACTATTATCTACTGAGTTGGCTAGTAGTCCATATATTAATTTTATGGGATCAAGTAATGTTGATGCTGGTCAAGCTTTGGAACAAGTTAAATTGTTAGTTGGACATCCTGGACCAAGATGGGCAAAGAAAGTTGAATAAAATAAGCCGGAGGGAATAATCCCTCCGACTTATCTTTTAATAACCTGTAAATTTATAATGCATCATTTTCTTATATATTTTAATCATATTTTTAGCTAGTTCAATTTGATTTCCTTTATCAATAGCATGTATGCCATTTTTCTTGAGAAACTCTTCAAGACGATTATTAGCATATATAGCTTGATCACCCCAATAGTCTGCTCTATCTATACAATAAACTCTCAATACTTGTAAATCTCTTACAACACCTTCATCATTGAAAATTGAATCATATGTCTCTTCTCCAAGCCAATCTAAAAGTAATTCTCGTATCTTTGGCCAATTCCAAACTAAAGGTTGAATACAATTTAACTTATCAACCTTGAGATTAGTTTGACACCAATTTAGAAAATAACCAGCAACGTCAGTTGAAGTTCTTCCTGGAGTGTCATTATCAATATCCATTGCAAAAATTAGTTTCTTCTGATCAACATCATAAGAATGATTCATTGGCACAAAAACTACTTGCTTTAACTCAAACTCTCCATGTTTGTTTTTACGCTTCTTTAATCTTATTGCACAGGTGGTTTCGCCATTGTTGTGAAATGGGCCATGTTTGTATCTTTCGTTTTTGTTACCCACGGCAAGATTACCTCATTACAGAATTTAATTGCAGCAAGACGAAAGGTATTGAAGTCAGTATTGTAGATAGTTACATCCCACTCTTTATCTAAAAGTCTATCGTCCATTTTGAAGTTAGTTGTAATTTGTCTAACAATTCTAACTTTTGTCGCTCCAATTTCGACAGCCTTATTCCACTCTTCGGTATTCCGAATGTCAGGAATAAATTTCACATCTGCATCATCAACCAAAACTGAGCGAATAAAGGCTTCTTTGTCAAATACTCGAATAGCCTCTCCAATGCCAATAAGTAACTCTCTTGGTGTTTGATCTAACTTTGGTAATTTCTTATTCTTAGCTTCTGGATTTGTGATATAATACTGCCTAGGCATGAAACCTGCCCAGTGATAAAGCTTATAACAAATTTCATATAATTTATCTGCAAAACCTTCTCTCTTTATGGAGATCTTGAGTCCTGGAATCGTTCGTAAATAGTCAATACAGAAAGTTACGAAAGTATCTTTTCCCACCCCACTTTGACAACCTAACGTAATAATCATACTTTTCTCCGTAGAAACTTATTACCACTTCTGACCCATTGAGCAGATGCTGGAATCTCTTGACCCTTGATACAGATATTTCCAATATAATTATTTTGAGTTCTAGATTCTGAAATTCTTCCTTTAAGATAAAATTCAGGAATTTTAGCACAGAAACTTTTATATGTATATTTAGTATTTTCTTCGGCACTTACCTTAGTTAAAAAGTAAGAATATAAATCTTCACAACTAACATAAGCCCCATCAACTGGAACAATATGTTCAACAAAGAAACTTTCTACTGAATCCATTTGCTCATCTTGAGCAACGAGCTTATCTCCAGAGTTAATTACAGGAAGCATTAGTCGATCACGACTATCTGGAATATAAATAGACAATAAGCTTGCAAGAAAATCAGGAGCTTCCTTAACTAAAATTTGCATAAGATCCCGCTTGGGAATCATATCAACTTTCTTCAAAGAATCTACATAAGATAGTGTAACTCTCGTGTCTCCCTGGAAAATAGGAATATAGCTTTTATGATTACTACACTGAATCCAGTGATTGTAATTAGGCGAAATATAGGGTGTATGACCCTTTTCGTGGATGTTAATTTGTGAACTTGTAACCCAGTCTTTAATTCTGTTATAACTTGTCTTCTCAGAGACATTCACTTCTTCAACAATAGCCATAATAGAATCTTTAAGCTCACCATTAAATCCAGAACTACTAATCAAGGCATTATCTGCTCGGACATAACCTCCATCTAAGATAATCTGGCAGAATGCCTCATGAAACGTACTCTTACCAGAGTCTTGCGGACCCCAGAAAGCCAAATAAGGAAGTGGCTGTTTAGGATATCTAATAAGACAAGCTAACCAGAGTTTAAGATAGTGGGCACCACTTTTTATGTCATTAGCAATACACCAAGAATTTTCCAAAATAGTTTGGTCAAGACTTTCTCCACAGTGAGTTAGAATCTTATCCCAAGTTGGATGGGAGATATTATCCCCTTCCACTGTCGGGGCAATCTTAAACTTAGCCTTAGATCTATTCCATTCTCTATCTCCTGGATACTCTGGTTCAAAGGGTTTATTCACGATAGTCCAAGGTTGGCTAACACACTTACCTAAAATTAAATCAACATCCTTAGGTCCAATACCTTTGCTCTTCAATAATACACGAACATGATTTAATGGTTCATTTCTCCATTGATTTTCATTTGTGCTAATTACCCAACCCATATCTTCTCCATGTTCGGAGATGATATGTCTAACTGCATCATCAAAGTCAGTTAGGGCAATTATTTCATCAACAATGCCAGTTCTTGGATTTTGAATAACTTTCTTATAAGATCGTCTATCAATAGACCAATCTTTCATTGAGGAAGCGTCATCAGTTTCTTCCTTCGGAATTACAATACTGAATTTATAATCAGTTCGTAAATCTTTGATTATACAGTTTAATCGTGTTTTAATCCATTGTGGAGTAGTTAATGTTACACCAAGTTTTAATAATGCGTTTGTGGCAGTCTCCACATCATTAAACTTAAACCCACCATTCTCAAGTTCAACTGCGTCAAATAATCTAGCTACATCGCTTAAAGTTAAGTCACGATTATAATAGCATCTTGTCCATTTGTCAGGTTTCCACAACTTATGTTCCTGGGTTCCTTGACCATATCTCCGTACAGTCCAAGCTCCATTTCTTAATGGATAAAGGAAGCAATTAATATCATGTCCATAATCTTTACCAGTGGCAAGAGTATGGAACTCACCTTTATATTTGAAATGTTCAAATGCCTGAGCAAGATAAGCTGTGTGAGTAACGAGCATATGATTATCTGAATCCCACCAACTCATTAACTTATTATCCTGCAAATATTTTATTAAATCTCTATGAGTTGTATCCAGCTTAATCTTGGCACGTTGTCCAGATAATTGCTGAAATACGTCATCTGTAACTTTCTCCTCAATCATGTAAGGATTAGCTGTAATCCGGCTAGTTTTGGACGTAATGACATTAAGGTGATCACGCCAATTCGCTGGGACATTGGTGAGTACTTCACCTTTTTTCAACAGAGTTAAACCTGGCGTTCCGATCATCTTTCGGTGCCATACCCAGATATTACTCCCACATACATCTACCTTTTGGCTAAAGTCATAACCTGTATTACCACACATCATACTGAGAATGGACCTAGCCAAAGCTGCATGCTCAGTATGATTCGCTGTAGGCACGTTATCTACGAACACATATACATGCAATCCACGACCACTTGTTGACTTTCTGATAGTTGCATAAGGCAGTTTAGTAATAACTTCTTGGACTTCAATAAGTTCTCTGTCAGTCAGTTTCTTAGCATGATTATCACTATGTCCTAATAGTGCATCAAAATCATACACAACATATTTAGATACGCGCTCTTTGTAATTCCAGCCAGTCATCCCAATGCCTTCGACATACTTGTCAAACTCAAAGCGAATTGGTCCATCATTATCTTCTGGTTCACTCATTGCCTTCGCAGGCATACGAATGTTAGACCACGTTTGTTCGCCATCCGTATAGCCAAATCCTTTGCTAAATTCCACACGTTCATTGGACTTAATACAGTTTACTTGTACTTCCATTGCTGGATTGTACAAGGCTGCCAAGTCAGTGTGTGTATTTGCATTCAAGAACAGGCGAATTGCCTCGCTTTTCAACATAAGTAAACGCTCCTAAGAGAATGACCTGAAAGTGAAAATCATCCAAGATGAAAGTGCCAACTCTATGACACCATTTATCTTCTTGTAAAGTTAATTTAGTATGATAAAATATATGTTTATGTATTAATTTAATACATTTTGCTTCATTAACATTTAAACTGATAAACCAATCAGCAAAACCAAATGGTCCTCTTTCTTTTACATAAGTCTCTCTCAGTATTTGAAACTGTTTATTTTGTTCCTTATGTGTCTTTAAGTGTCTAAATAAGAAACTTGTCTTTGGCTTGTTATGCATAAGGTAGTGATAACTAATCATACATAAGTCATCGAGGTCATAAAGCCGAAGTATTAATTCCATTTAATTATCCTCAAATATTATGCCGCATAACTAATTCACTTAATCTCACTGGTCCGCCACTACTATACTGGCCGAACCGAGGGAGATTCCGGTGATTCTGATATTCTGACGACTACCAGTATAACCTACTCCGAGGGGTTCTCTCCCTTTAGACTCTCTCTTCTCTTCTCTCCTGGCCTAGACTGAGAGAGAAGAGAGAGTAGGTAGGGATAAGGGTACGGCACACCGTTTGCTAGTTCCGAGATTCCGCCCCGTCTGCTAGACTGCCGGTTCCCCACTGTCGGGAGCCGCGAAGTTATGCCGATTAGTTATGTGGCTTAACTAATTCAGCTTAACTAAGCACAAATAACTAATATGGAGTTAATAAGTATAAAATAATATTTATAAACTAATTTATCCTTCTCTTGAGTGTGAGTGAAAAGATGTTGCAGAAAGTTAAGATCAATCAAATTGTTCGTGCATCGCAAAATCTTCGTGATGAAGCAGAACCGGATGATGTTCAGTTTAACGAGTTGAAGAATAGTATTCGGACTCGCGGTCTTCTTGAACCGATCATGGTTCAACCTAAGATGATCGAAGGAAAGCAAGCTGTTACCGAAGCTGGTGAGCCTGAATTCACCCTGATCAACGGTCTCCAGCGGCTTACGATTTGTAAGCAGTTGGGCTATCAGGAAATTCAAGTCAATGTTATTGAAACTCAGGGTGATGCGGATTTCCTTGCGGCTCAAATCACCACGAATGCCACTCGTGTGGATACGAAGCTTGCGGAATATGCAAAGACAATTAAGCAGCTTATGCAACTCAAGCCCACGATGAGCTGGGACGATGTTGCGGCCATGATTGGTAAGTCGAAGAGTTGGGTTCTGAATGTATTTAGTCTTAACCGTCTGCCTGAGGATGTCCAGGCTCTTGTTAATGAGAACAAGATCCCGGCCACAAACTCTTGGAACCTTGCAAACTTATTTAAGTATGCGAAGGATCAAGAAACTCGGGATCAGTTTACGCAGTTTGCTCAAACGGATGAAGCTTCCGTCTTCGTTCCGCGAGTGAATAATGCGGTTAAGGAGATTAAGGCAGCAATTAGCCAAGGTCGTAAGGCTAATCTGAATGTCTTTGTTCCGAACCCGGTTCTTCGTAAGGCCAACGAAGTTAAGGCAATTTACGAAGAGCATACGTTGAAGGGTACTAGCACTACGCTTGCGGAATTTGTCAATAGCCTCGCCGACAAGTCGCCGTATGCTGTGGCTCTGGAAACCATCAAGTATACTCTCAAGCTGGACCCGGCTTCCGTGGCTGTTGAGAAAGCCAGTTGGGAAGCCGCCCAGAAGAAGCGTGAAGAAGCTAAGTTGAAAGCCAAAGCTGATAAAGTTGAAACTGTTTAATTTTAATCTCATAAGGAATCTATCATGACTGACATTGCACCTTTGAGTAATACTGACATTGCTCCGGTTGGAACTGACAAGTTTTTCAATTTCTTTGCAACTGATGCTGTATTTATTCCTCGGATTCAACTTTACTCCTTCTCTAGTAATCTAGTGAAGATGGCCAAGATTCCCCCGAATTCTTGGGGCTTGGTCAAACGTAAAGATGATATTACCAATCTTGGTCCGACTGTCCATTGCCTTCCGCTCTGCTACCGTTTCCAAGCGGTAGATATGCGTGGGGAGAAGGTTAAAGCATACTTTAATCCTGAATCTCCTGAGTTTAAGGCAATTATGGTCGAAGCTGCGAAGAAAGTGCCGAATGTTGTTAACAAGTGCATGGGAGGTATTCAATTCCTTCTGTTGCTTGATAACAAAGTATTCGCCACTTATCTTCTTGCAAACTATGGTGGCCGTCTGTTAGCTAAGCCGCTTCAAGGCTTTGCTCAGCATCGCCAGTTTGCTAAGATTGGTAGTCGGACTGTCGTTGATAAGTATACTTATCAGACTCCGACTATCGAGGCTTGTGATGCTGTGTTTGACCTGCCCGACAATATCGAGCAAGTTAAGCAAGAATTCCTTTCACAGAAGGAACCCACCGAATCTGATCCTGATTCGGAAAATCCTACTGTGAGTGAGCGGCCTCGCTAATCACTTCTGGCCCGGATATCACAAGGTATCCGGGCTTTCTTTTTTGGATTTACCATGCCTGCACTTCTTGGTAAAACAATCTTCAATGCCTCAAACTTATTAAAGTTTGAACTTCCTGTTGCTTTCACAAATGTACATACACATACTCATATCACAATTGGATTTGAGTTTGTAGATTTATATTTGATTAACTTAGGACTTGGTAAAGCAACATTATATCCTGGTTTCATGATCGTAACTGCAAATGAGTATGAATGGAACGAAATTTATAGATCAATTAGAAGTCAAGCAGATAAGAAGTATCAGGTTCTTGCTGATACATTAAATATGATTTTGAAAGATACATTAAAAATAAATAAACAGTCTCCTATCGAGGATGCGTGATGGTAATGTTGCGTGTTGGGAGCAATGTCTGCTCAGCAGAAATTAAAGAATATGAAGAAATCATTGAATTGAGATTTGGATTTAATAGTGTAATCAAAGATGAAGTTAAAGTAATGGACGGTGCTAGGTGGAACCCAGCATCCAAAGCCTGGACAGTCAAAAATAATCAACGAAATAGATTTGCCTTGGATTTCCTAAAGGGTGTAAATGTCTTTGCAGAGTATGATCAAGATTTAGTTCCTGCAACTCCAAATAGAAAAGAAGTATATCATCATCAGCGAATGATGATTGCCCATGGGTTGCAAAGACATTATTGTGTAATCGCCGGTGAAATGGGTACTGGAAAGACCCTAGCTTTGATCGAAATTATGGAGCAAAGTGGAAATAAAGATTGGTGGTACGTTGGTCCTAAATCTGCACTCTTGTCTGTTAGACTTGACTTCATGAAATGGAATGCCAAGATTATTCCAGAGTTCATGACTTATGAGAAACTTGTGGATCTGGTTAAGAAGTGGCCTAAAGGTAAGTCTCCACCTCGTGGCTTGGCTGTTGACGAATCTAGCAAATGTAAAAATCCCTCCACTCAAAGGTCACAAGCAGTCCAGCACGTTAGCGATGCTATCCGTGCAGAGTTTGGAAAAGAGGGATATGTAATTGAGATGACTGGTTCTCCTGCTCCAAAGGAACCAACTGACTGGTGGAGTCAAGCCGAAATTGCTAGGCCAGGTTTCTTACGAGAAGGAAATATACATAAATTTCGTGACAGACTGGCTATTGTCAAACAGGAAGAAACTCAAAGTGGAGTTAAATATCCAAAGGTGCTTGGATTTAAGGACTCTGTAGATCGGTGTGCAGTTTGTGCTAAGATGAAGGACCATGAAATTCACACTGTTGATCCTTTTGAGAAATTATCTGGTAATTCCGATGGCTTTCATGATTTCGTCCCTTGTAAGGATGAAATTACATTACTAAATAAACGACTTCAGGGTCTTGCTTATATTATTCTCAAGAAAGATTGTCTTGACTTACCTGAGAAGGTACTCCAGAGAGTCAAACTTGAGCCAAGTAAGCGGACTTTACAACTTGCCAAGGCAATTAAAAGTGCCAGTAGAACAGCTGCCACAGCTCTGATTAACTTACGAGCTTTAAGTGATGGTTTTCAATATCATGATAAGGAAGTAGGAGTAACACGATGCAAACACTGTAATGGTGAGAAAACATGTATAATTGATGGACAAACTATTGATTGCATTGAGTGTTCAGGAAAGGGATATAATCCCAAGATTGAATCTCAGGCAGTCCATATTGAAACTCCAAAAGATCAATTCATGACTGACTTCATGAATGATAAGGAAGATGGTAGATTAGTTACGTTTGCTGGTTTCACAGCTTCGATTGAAAAGAATTGTGAATTAGCAATCAAAACTGGATGGAACTTCATTTGTGTAGATGGGCGTGGCTGGCGAAGTAACATTCCTGGGCTATCTGATTTGGAATTATTAAAACTATTTCAATCTGATACTAAGGAAAAGATCAACTTCATTGGCCACCCTGGATCAGCTGGTATGGGGCTTACTCTCACAGCCAGTGATACAATCATCTATTACTCAAATGACTTCAATGGTGAATCTCGTGTCCAAAGTATGGACCGAATTCACAGGCCCGGTTGTCGTGGGGCTAATATCATCGACTTAATTCATCTACCTGTAGATGAGTTTGTGATCAATAGATTAGACTATAAATTAGACTTACAGAAAATTACAATGGGGGATATTCCAGATGAGTAGGGATATTGTTCACGAAATTAACATTAATGATATCTTCATTGATAATGGTTTCAACTGCCGAGGATACATTGATGCCACTCAGTGTATTGAGCTTGCCAAGGATATCAAAGAAAATGGATTATTAAGTCCAATTATTATTCAACCGTACTCTGGAAATCCCAAGTACAAATATCGTGCAATCAACGGTCACAGACGATTAACTGCATATCGAATTAATGCTAGTGTTGATCCGACAATCAAAACTATCAAGGCTTTCATCTATGAAGGTCTGACTGATGATGAGGCTCGGGATATTAACCTTCGTGAAAATATCCAACGCACTGATTTAAGTTTTCTCCAGGAAGCCTTAACTCTAGAGAAGATGTTCAAGGAAAGGTATACAAATCAGGAAGTTGGACAGAAAGTAGGTAAGAGTGTAACTTGGGTTGATCAGCGACGTAAGTTGCTGCATCTTCCTAGGGATGTTCAGGAACTTGCAGATAAAGGAGTTATCAAAACTCAACATATTTTTGAGTTATTTAATCACCGAAATAGCCCTGAAAAATTTAATAAAATGGTTCTTGATATCAAGAATCGTGCAGAGCGTGGTGAAAAGAATATCACCATTAAGAAAGATTTAACTATTGACACATTTGTCAAAGCAAAGAAACCAATCCCACAAGAACTTGAAGATTTCAAGAAATGGATGTTTGAACATCTAGTTTCCAAAGTTCCTCAGGAAGAGTATTTCCCGGCTCGGTTATTGGCTTGGCTTGCCGGCACTGTTCCACTGGCTAACTTCTGGTTATCTGTTCGTCGTGAGTGTGAGAGATATAATCTGCCTTTCTGTCCTCCACCTGAAATTGAGACAATGCTAAATCAACTCAAGGAGATTCAAGCTAAAAATGTATAAATTAGAATATACTGATGATAAACTAAAAATAACTATTGAAGGTTCAATGGAAGAGATTCTAAAAACCTTTCTACAACTTAATTTGTCTACTGTAATGGAATTAGTTAAGTATAAGAGTAAAGCTAGATTTGAATGTGAAGACTATATCCTAAGCTTGGAGAAGACAGATGCTTGATTTCATTATTCTGAGCGACCCAGATCCAGCAGTTCTTATTGCCTTAATCAAAGGCAAATTACAAGATGGCTGGAAGCTAGATGGTCCACCTTATGGTTATTTTAATACATTAGCAGGTGAAGCATACCTAAATCAAAACATGGTTAAGGGGATTTAATCATGATTGATTTTACTTATGTACTGCTTACTGAAACAACTATCACGAATAATAGTAAAAATGGTTTATATGCAGCAATTAAATCAAAACTACAAGATGGTTGGAGAAGACATGGAAGTATCTTTGTAGTTCATGATTCCAATGCTGGTTCACAAAAGTATTATCAATTTTTCTATAAGAGAGTGTAATGATATATCTAGACACGGAAACTTGTGGGCTACATGGTGTTCCTGTTATTTTGCAATATGCAAAAGATCAGGAACAAGTAAAAATTCATGAAATATGGAATCGACCGATTGGTGAGACACTAGATTTAATTGAAGATATCTGTAAAGATACAGTTGTTGCTTTTAATCTTGTGTTCGACTGGTTTCATATTCAGAAGATTTATACCATGTTCCACAAGTTTCCGCGTCAGTGGATTCCTGCTGAACATATCAAAGAAATCGCATCTTTCGAGAAGGCAGCCAGAGATGGCCCCTGTGTCAAGCCAGTTGGTGCATTTGATTTGATGCTCTATCTTCGTAAGACAGAGTACCAAATCACGATGGATAGACAAGATATTCGCATTCGTAGAGTTCCTACTGTCCTAGCTTATGACCTTGCAAAGGAACTCACCAAACGCCTTCGACTAAATCCAATTTTGTTTGCCGGTTACAAAAAGCAGAAGCCTCTATTTAGTGTGGATGACGTAGAAGACAATCCAAAATTGAAGACATTAACACTACGTTTCCGGCCAAGTTCGGCCCTAAAGGCAATTATCCAAAACGTCTTCAAAGATGAAGTTATTAAGTTTGCAGATATTGAAGTACCTAAACAGTTTCGTCCTTTGGAGCGAGGTTATGCCCCATTCGCCTTCAATTCCGAGGACAGACTTAAAATTAAAGGACCAACAAGATACGCCCCCTGTTGGCCTGACGTTCTGCCAATTCATATTGATCATTGGCAATATCGTGAAGATGCTCGTGAATATGCCAGAAGGGACGTGGAATATCTTCGTAGATTATGCAAGCATTTTAATTGCTATTCTAATTTTAATGACGTGGATAGTCAGTTGGCTTGTTGTGTTGCAAGTTGTAGATGGAAGGGATATGCTCTCGACATACCTAAGTTGGAGAGCCTCATACAAACTTACAAGGCTAAACTTACTGTACCTACAGCAGCTAGAAGAGTCCGTGAATGGCTTGGAGAAAAGCTCGATCCAATTGAGAAGGCAATTATTAGTAAATCAACTGATAAAAAGTCACTCAAAGCACTTGTTGAACTCGGAAATGAACGAGCAAAGCAAGTTCTGGAAGCTAGAGCTGCCGAGAAGAAAGTTCAGATCTTGGAGAAGTTACTTTTTGCAGGACGTTTCCATGCTAGTTTCAAAGTTATCGGGGCATTAAGTGGCCGTATGTCTGGTGCTGACAAACTTAATGCTCAAGGTATCGACCGAACAAAGGAAGTTAGAAGTTGTTTCCCACTGGCTTTTCCTGGCTATGATTTAACTAACGGGGATATGCAAAGTTTTGAGGTTTGTATTGCTGACGCAGCTTTTGACGATCCAGAATTGCGTAAGGAGCTTTTGACTTGTGATCATTGTGATATCCAGGTTGATCTAATTTTAGGTAAACCAAAATGTCCCAAATGTGGTAAGTCAGAAACTAAGAGCTTCCACGGTCTATTTGGTATGGGTTTCTTTAATTGTAGTTATAAGGAGATTATGGCCTCAAAAGGAAAGGATATAAATCTTTATAATCCAGCAAAGAATGCTGGTTTTGCTACAATCTATGGTGCCCAAGCTAAGAAACTAGCTGATACTTTGAGTCAGTCAGGTATCACAGTTGATGAGGACCAAGCTTCTCTTGGGTTGCTTAGATTCTGGAATCGTTACAAAGTTGCAGGTAAGAAACGTAGACAGATTGAGATGGAATTTACACAAATTATGTCTATTGGGCGTAAGTTTGAAATTCGTCAACCAAAGGAAGCTATTGAGTCACTCTTAGGATTTAAGAGATATTTTAATTTGGAACACGAGATTATCAAAACTCTGTATAATCTAGCGTGTGACCCACCTAAGTCTTGGGAGTCCTTGAAACAGCTTATTACTCGCTCACAGAAAGGGGAGCAAACTGTACTGAATGCCACTCGATCAGCTATCTTCGGAGCCATGTTTGGTATCCAAAATAGCACAATTCGACAAGCACAAAATCACCAGATCCAAAGTACCGGAGCAGGTATTACTAAGGCAGTACAAGCTCGTATCTGGGAGTTTCAACCAGCAGGCATTCATGAGTGGTTAGTTCAACCCATGAATGTCCACGACGAAATTCCTAATCCTTGTAAGCCTGAGCTTGTAAATGCTGTTATCAAGGCAGTTTATGATAAGGTAGAAACCTTCCGTAGTGTTGTACCACTAATTGCAATTGACTTTGGTAAGTCAGAAACTTGGGCAGATAAATGATCACAGATGAAAGAATCAAGCAAATTAAAGAATTATTTCTAAATTTAGGATTTACAGAACAGGAGCATTTATGGGGTGATTTTCAATTTCGTATCCACATAGAAAAGTATGAAAAGAAAGAATTACTCATAGTAAGCTATAGTAAAAATAATAACACTCCTGGTCGTATGGTATTTAACCAAACAAAATTAGTAATGGTAAATTAAATGACAACCTTAGAAAGTGAAGAAGCGATCTTTGGTTCAATGGTACATGAGAATGGTACAAAAGTAGCAGTAGTTGCATTAAAAGTAACTGGTTCTCCACAATTTGTAATTTCTGAGAAAGAAGGAGAAATAGCTTTCAGTTTTCATGATGATGTTGAGAAGGGACCAATTTTACAAGTAAATAGAACAGGTTTAGCAATTAGGTGGAACGGTCAGATGAATCTTTTCAGTTTTGGAGATATCATAAGGAAACTCAATGATTAAGTATATCTTCTTCGACTTGTTTGGAACAATCTTGGATGTTTCAAACATTGACTTAAAGCCTTATGTTAAACAACTTTCTGATCCAGTATGGAAACCTCTTGATCTACCATTTCAATGGAGATACTTGAGACCTTTCCAAGATGTTTATGATTCTTTTGATAGACTCAGGGAAAAGGGATATACCCTTATTAGCTTAAGTAATTGTCCGATTTGGTTACAGACACAAATTTGTCAGAGATGTGAGTTTGTCTTTGATGCAGCAGTTGCTTTGGAGGCAATTAAGAAATATAAACCAAATATCGAATGTTACAAACATGCCTTAGAATTATTCAGGATCGACAATCCTACTGAGGCAATGATGGTAACAGCCAATAAGACATTTGGAGATATCGAAGCTGCCAAGTCTTTGGGTATGAAGACAGGTTTGATTCGGCATCAAGATGGATTTGCAAACTTACTTCAACTAGCTGAGTCACATGGAAGTATCTTTTATGAATGATTTAATTGAAAAGGTTGAAAGTATAGCAGGAAATCTCAAGAGACTTAATAATAAAGTTGAAAACCAACAAACTCAGTCTCATGAGTTATTTATCAAATTTCAAGATATTATAAATAACTTTGGACAAGGAAAGCTTGACTTGACTCAACTCATTGACTTCAATACACAACTCCATAAGTTGGCATATGGACCCACTAAAACTCCGTCAAAAGACGGAAGCTGAGATTCAGGAAGCACTGATAAGTTATCTGAGAACTAGAGAGTGGCTGGTTAAGCCAACTCATGGTAATGCTTATCAAGCAGGCTTTCCAGATTTATATGCTGTGCATAAGAAGTTTGGGTGCCGCTGGATTGAGGTCAAAAACCCATTTCAGTTCAGCTTCACAGATGCCCAGATGACAGATTTTCCTTTGCTTTACGCTCATGGGGCACCTCTGTATGTCCTTTGCGATGCTTCCCTAGAAGAGTATGAGAAACTCTGGAAGCCTCGTAATTTCATGGATTATTACCTAGCTCACACAAGTGGCTACCATAACATTTACAAATGGTGGGGAGATGCGAGAGCTAATAAGAAAGATTAAATTTAGATTCCTTTTCATTCCCGAAGTCAATTATACTGACAAGCCAAATGACACAGTTCGTTTTGTTGTACAAATTAGAGACAAACACGGAGATCCGCATGCCATAATTGTCAATCCAAGAGACTGTATTGAGGATGAGTACCATCTCGTGTGTCCATTGTATAAGAATATCGAAACTGTAGAAATAACTGATAATTGGGGTCGTTACAAACATACTACTATTTATAAAAATGCTACATCCCTTTACTTGGAGAAGTAAGAATGTTTTATAAATTATTTGCTCCGCCTTTGAAGCCAGTTGGTCGTCTAACAGCAGTAGATGTTTATAAAATTGTCAGACAACATCCAAAATACTTTCGTATGGTCTTGACAGACCGTGATGGACAAAAATATGTACATTGGTGTAGCTATTGTGATATTTTTACTAAAGAAAATGATAGATTTAATATCTTAAGTGTAGAAATTGGTTGTGTAGTAACTGAATTTGCTCAAATTTGCAGGGCTGCTGTACATAGTTATGAAGGAAATAAATTTATTAGTATTGGCACTAATAAATTAGTGTCTCCAGGCGACGAATTTGTATTGAGATATAACATCATCCTCGGGGGTATTGTATGAGTTTCTATCCAGGAATTGGTGAAGCAGTAGCTAAGAGAACAATCCTACGAAATCCTGAGGAAACCTGGAAACAAATTACTGACCGTGTTTCTAGTGGTAATGTAGGCTTTGTCATTGGTGCAGATAATAAAGTTGAAGAATATAAGATCCTGCAACATCTGATGGAAAAGCGAATTATCATCACCAGTGGGCGGCATCTCCAGCATGGAGATATGTTTCAAACTACAAAGAACCTTGAATTACATAGTAATTGCTCCACGTCATTTACGACTTTCGGACTGACTTACTTACTTCTCAATGGCTCGGGAGTTGGTCGCTGCTACGATGATGATATGATGCTTACAAATTGGGACTATATGCCCAATGTACTTTGTGTGCTTGGAAACGACCATAAAGACTTCGATTATTCACTTCATCAGACTCCGAGGGATGCTCGCCATAAATATGGCGATAATGCCATCTGGTTTAAGGTGCCTGATTCCCGCGAAGGTTGGGCACAAGCTGTTGAGAAGTTGGAGACCCTGACTTTCGAGAAAATCCATAATGACAGATTATTAATTTTGGATTTCTCTGATGTTCGGCCTAAAGGTACGCCAATTAATGGGATGCAGAATAGACCAGCTAGTGGTCCTGTACCATTGATGAACGCTTTCAATCGAGCTATGGCAATCAAGGGTGCTGGAATGGCTCCTTGGTTGCAAGCAATGTATATTGACCATTACTTTGCTGAAAGTGTACTTTTCGGTGGTGTACGTCGTGCTGCCCGTATGTCTACCAAATATTGGAAAGACTCGACAATCTTTGAGTATATCCAAGTAAAAAGACCAATCGAGTTTATTGGCTTAAATGTAAGTCAGATTCAGAAATTGAGAGATACTGGATCTTACGAAGGTTTCCTTTGGACGAGCAATAACTCAGTTTGTGTAGACCAGGAATTTTGGGATTTGCTTAAGTTACCTCGTAAGACTGCCCGTTATAAGTCTGAATTAGCAGCTCATGCCAGACGTGTCTTTGAGATGATCACAGATTGTGCATATGCTGATGGCACTGGCGAACCTGGGCTAATCAATGTGGACCAGCTTGTAATGAACAATGCTGGAATGAATAAGATTACGGCCAAGAATGTATTTAATTCTGTTCGATATCGAATTCAAGATTCTACAGAATTATACCTTGACCATTTACTTAGGAGAGTTCGCCAGAAGAAGTATCCTTATATTGTAAATCCGTGTGGTGAAATCGTCCTTGGAGTTCATGGTGGATTCTGTGTAATTGCAGATTTGGCTCCTTATTTCGCTGATACAAAACAGGAGATTTTGGAGGCTGTTCGAGCCACAGTTAGATTCCTAATCAGAACTAACTTAATGAATTCTGTCTATGATGAGGAGGTCAAACGAACAAACCGAATTGGAATTAGCCTCACTGGCGTCCATGAGTTTGCTCATAAGTTCTTTGGTTATACATTTAGAGATTTAATAAATGAACAAAAGAGTCTTGACTTCTGGGTATTTCTTCAAAATATGTCTGACACAGCCAAGGCTGAGGCTAAGAGATACTCCGAAGCTCTGGGAGTTGTAGTTCCTCACACTGTGACGACAATCAAACCTGCTGGAACGACCAGTAAATTGTTTGGTTTGACCGAAGGTTGGCACCTTCCTAGTATGAGATTTTATGTTCGTTGGGTTCAATTTAGGGCAGATGCTCCAGAATTGGAGAATTTCAAGAAAGCTGGCTATCCTGTTAAGGAACTAAAAACTTATAAGAATACCACAATTGTGGGATTTCCTACAAGTTTAGTTCTTAGTGATATTATGCCCGCGGATCAGGTCGTAATTGCGAGTGAAGCCACGCCTGATGAGCAGTATACTTGGTTACGCTTAGGTGAGAAATACTGGATTGGTCACAATCTAGGTAATCAGATTAGTTATACTTTGAAGTATAATCCTGATTTAGTTTCTCATGCTGACTTTGTTTCGATGATTCAGCGTAATCAGCCGTTTGTTCGTGCATGTAGTGTCATGCCTCAGGAAGATGCGACAAGCTATGAGTATCAGCCTGAACAGCCTGTAACTCTCGAAGATTTCATTGCTCTCCGAAGCAAGATTAAAGATATTGCTGAGGAAATTGACAAGGTTCATATTGACTGTTCAACAGGGGCTTGCCCCGTAGATTTCAAGGAAAAAACATGAATCGCGCATTAGTAATTGTTGACGTCAATCAAACCTTCTTTGAAGTCCAAAAGCGATTTCCAAACAAAGTATTAGATTATGAAGCTTTGATGAAAGCATATAAAGATTTGGGTTATCATCTTCAACACCAATTAGCTTATGGAAAACAAACCAATTCCAAAAGCTTCTTGGACATGCTAAAAATCAATGGTTTTGAAACGATTTTCGGCAACGTTCCACATAGTATCCAAGTTGCGTTGAAACTTGCAGATTTAACTTTTAGGAATGCGTATGATGTTCTTATCCTGGTTACAAACAATGTCGAGTGGGGTAGACTTCTTAGTTATGCTAAGTCTAATGGAAAATACACAATTTCCGTTGGAGTAGATCTACCTGAGATTTTCAAGTATTATAGTGAAACTTTTGAATTGACAGAAGACTATGTTATGGAGAAACGAAGTGCTGTGCATCCCAAAGAGTCTAAGTCTATTGACGGAAATCCCACTGACCACAGTTCTACTTAAATTTCCTAGATTGACTATTGATGGATATAGTAATTTTGAGCTAACTTACGCTGCTGAGCAGCTAGGGATTTATTTAATTCCCTTTAGGGAATATAACATCTGGGTAGAAAATACAATTATCCAGAAGCAAGCTTTCGAGATGTTTGACCATGTTGTATCTAAGTATGATGGAATTCTGATTGGTCTTGAGGAAGGTCAAACTGTAGGCCACGCAATTTATAAAAAGAATGGCAAATTCTTCGATGAGGAAAAGGAGGTAAGTACAATAAATCTTACCAATAGGATATTTCATGGATGGGTTAATAAAGAAGAATATGAGACTAGCCGAAATGGTGGCTGGCAAGTTTTGCAGAGACAATAACTATGATATTGAGGAGGCAACTGCCGAAGCTTATTTTTGGTTAACAATGTTCTTCACAGAGAAGGTAGCATTGTATGAGGTACATAAAGACTACTATCAAAAGTATCTTTGTGTCTTTATCAAATTTAAGCTTAGGGACTATTTCACTAGACGTAAAGTAGAAACTGACAAACAATATACTCCTGATGAGTTTAATCAGTTAATTACTTATCTCAGTGGCTTAGTCGGTGATGAGGAAGCTTTCTCAGTTGCTCAATATCTACGCAATGGTATAGAGCCAAGAGATTTGAGTATTATTGATTTACCTTTGAGTAGAAAGACTAGGAAGTTACGTCGTAACTTAGGAATCTTCATACGCAACTTACACAAGATTGACAAAGACCCTTTATTGAGATAAATTATGCAAGTATTTCTTCCATATCCTGAGTTTCGTAAGTCACTGGCTTGCCTAGACTATAAACGTCTAGGCAAGCAGCGTGTCGAGTGCCTGCAAATTTTGATTGCCTTGACTCACAATAAAGGATGGGTTCATCATCCAGCAGTTAAGATGTTCAAGGGTTATAGTCAAGCTCTAGTATCTTATGGGCTTACCTGTTGTGAACTTTGGCGGAACTCAGGTCATTTAGATACTTGCTATGATAAGATCTTGGCATTTCAAACTAAAGACCCAATCAAACTGCCCTTTTGGTTGGGTGATCCAGCTTTCCATGATAGTCACAAAAGTAATCTACTTCGTAAACATCCCGAGTTTTACGGTAGATATAACTGGCAAGTTCCCGATGACCTCCCATACGTGTGGCCAGTATGACACCTGAAAATGGGTTGAATTTGGTAAGCTATTGCAAGAGATTATGGATAATTATGATTTGACTGCAAACGAAATTTATCGAGGCAATTAAACAGACTGAGTATTATGACGCTTTTGAGAATTTCATTTATTCTTTTGAAGGATACCTACCAGATGATTAATGGAATGGAAGACTATCGGCAAATGCTATCTGCAATGAAGGTAGCTTTGTCCAGGATTAAGAGAGCTGAGGATGAACTTCAAGCTGTCTTAGAAAAGAAGAAAGAGCTTGATGAGCATCTTAAATTATTAGTAAATGCAAATAGACCAGTATTAAATATCTTGCTTTATAAGGATGTATTTCTCAGAGTTACCTTACAACCAGACGGTTCAATTTCTACAGTAGAGGAAAATCTAACATGTTAGATTTAGACCAGTATAAAGCTAATTTAGATCAAATTGAAGAAACTAAAAGAGAAATTAGACGACTAGAAGGATTTTTAGATTCTATGTTAAAGAAAAAGAAGCTCCAAGAGCTTGAGCTTACTAAGCTAGTTGGTAGAAATGAACCAATTAAAAATATCATGCTAAGTAAAACAGAGTTACTTAGAATTGTATTTAATAATGATTCAGTAACTATTACTGTGGAGAAATTAACATGAAAGAAGAGCTTCTCAAATATGCTAATGGGTGATGCTCCATTAGCTATTGAATATATGCAGTCAATTTTGACACATAATTATATTTATTTAGCTACATCTATCTTTCTGTTTATTATATGCACTATAATTTTTATTAAATCTCGTGACATAGGAGTTTTAACTTGCTCTGGTTTACTTGAATTAACATTTTTTTGTAGTTTCTATACTCCTTATTACGATGATTGTAGATCAGACAGTAAGTCCTAAACTTGTCGCAAATAGGAGAGCACAATATTTTAACCCTCATGAACTATAGTTTTGCAATACTTTGTACATTTGTACTAATTGTTAGATGGTACAAGAAAAGTCCTGATTTAACTGAGATTTTTATTGTAATCTTAATTGTGTTAATTAGTTTCTCTTTAACTGCCGGCACCATTTCTCTATTAGGATACAAATGATAAATTACTTTAGTTACAGTAGTTACAGTTTACTTTGCAAAGACCCAAAGGAGTTTTATAAGAAATATCTCACGAAAAATCGAATTCGTGAGCCACAAAATTATTACATGGCTATTGGCTCTGCTTTTGATGCCAGAATTAAGTGCCACCTGTATAAGAAATTCAAATGTGGTGATGATCCACAATATGAAATTGATTCAATGTTTCCGGCCCAGGTTGAACCACAGTGCCGTGATATGGCTTGGAAAGATTCAGAAATTGTATTTAACAAGTACCTAAACTCTGGAGCCTACACATCACTCTGTTCAGAGTTAGAAGGAAGTCTCGGGCCTCCGCGGTTTGAGCTTTCTATTCAGGCAGATATCAGCTGTGACGAGCTTGTCGGGCCTGTACCCATTTTGGGTAAACCTGACATTATGTATATCAACAGGGAAGGTTGTCGAGTAATCCATGACTGGAAAGTCAATGGTTATTACTCAAACAGTCCGCCTTCCCCGAAACCTGGTTATGTATCTATCTGGCCAGGTGGGGATAATCATAAGAATTGCTTTCCCACATATTACAAGGGAATTAAAGTGAATTCTCTTGGTTTTACAGATAAAGAATGGGGTGAGCAACTAAGCATGTATGCTTGGATCTTGGGTGAGCAGATCGGTGGAGATTATGTTCTAACTGTTGATCAGCTTGTCTGTAACAAGATCAAGAACGAAATCAGATTTGGCAAACATGCCGGTACTGTGGACCATAATTTTCAAGTAAATTTATTCAAAGACATGCACCGGCGTTGGTATGCACTCAAGCAGGGTCATGTATTTACAGATCTGGATTTTGAGCAATCCAGGGCAATGTGTAAGGCTATTGATGTTGAGCTATCAGCCATAACTAACCCGATTTTTGACGCCCTCTCTAGGACACGCTAATGACTCAGGAAATTGCAAATAAACTTCATCCATTTGATCTAGAATGGATTCGTAGATTACCTCCAGATCAGCAACTTAAATCAGCATTGAAATTGATTAATGGAAAACCAATTAAGATGTTAGCTGACTCACAGATCCGAGTTAAGACAATTCAAAAAACCTCAAATATTAAGTCGATTAACTAATCGGCTTAACTCTCGGAATCGCTCTTATATGGTAGGAACCGGGCGGGGAGTTCCACAAAATTCCGTGGCCGCGGTCGGCTGAATCAATAGACTGACTACCCCTTCTATTCGGAGCGGGGGATTATGCCGCTTAGTTATGTGGCATAATAATTCAAGTTTAGTAATGGAGAATTACTATGACGAAATTTTTTCTGACCTCGCCATCGGGTCGCCAGTTTGAAGTCATCTGTACCCGACCGACGTGTGTGGAACTGATGGGTGGCAAGGCGAAGCGTCCGAAGGGTCAAGCAAGTCGGGGCAACGGCGAACTATCTGGTGTCAAAATCAAATTCGTTTGGGGCAAACCGCAGGAGTTAAACTAAAATGAAAAAGATCAAGATGTACGACGGTGGTGACAAGAAGTTTCTGGCCTTGTGTGAGAAAGCTGGAACGCCAGCTACACGACGCCAGTACAAGAAGTTCATGAAGAAGTTCGGCAAGGCTTTCCGGGCACAGTAGGCCCAGGTGATCCATAGCTTAATGGATAAAGCAACGGTCTTCTAAACCGTATATCTGGGTTCGATTCCCAGTGGATCAAATCCTAATGGAGTTTAATTATGACGCCTTTCATTGAAGTTAATGTTGGGAAGTCAGTTCAGGTTGTGCAAGTAGACTCAAAACAAACACAATTTTGTTTTTTGAACCCTGGAGATAAATTCAAATTATCAAACTCAGAAGGGGTTTTTACAGTTGTCAGAAATGAAGCCAATCCAATCTTCGCAGTAGATATATATTTCACCCTTGTGTCATTCGATCCAAACACTCTAGTTACAAGGGTATAACATGTTTTACTTAGTTGGCCTTCACGTTGACTATGAAGGTGTTTCAACAGCTGGTATCTTCGCCACAATGGAGGAAGCCCAGGCATTTCGAGATTCAGTGTTGGATCGTTATGCTGATGCAATTGTGATTCAAACTTGGAGAGGTGGTGATTATCTTCGAGTTGAAAGTTATTGTTCACACACGAAAACTATTTCAGTAAAGGAATTACATGACCCACTTCAAGAAACAAGTAGCTCGTGAATTGCGGAAGTACATGAATGTCCACGTTGACGATCTGCCTAATGTGGATTTTTATCTGTACTATGAACTCGATGATGTTCAAGGGTGTGTCGAGGCAATCCTGAGGGACGAGCATGACGATCAGTGAAATTAAAATACTCGTTCATAAGCATCAACGAAATGGATTCGTTGACGAACAAAGTGAGTTAATTTTGCGTGATCTTGGAGAAATCCAGTTCAATGCCAAGCGAAGCAACGAACTTCGCAAGCAATTGAATCTTAAATCCACATACAATGTGGCAGTCAAGTGTAAGAGAACACTTGACTTCGCAATCTTCACCAAGCCAATTGGTCCTTACTTCAACGAGGTAACTCTCCGCGGAATCATGTTCCAAGATGCCAATTTGCAGAAGCATCTGGACCGCAACCCAATCGAATATATTACTGTCTTAACTTCCAACATGCGGGAGTTAGATAACAAATATATTCGAGCAGCAAGGTTTATCCACATCATCTGGACAGGCGAGAAGCAAGACCTCACAGGTCACATGGTTGACTACTTTAGTCACTGTGAAGAGCTGATTGTCTCTAACGCCACAATCAAACTTGAGTACATTCCCAGTATCATTTGCAAGTAACACAAAACTTTAAGAGGATTTAACATGCCGGTCGTCGGACTCAACATGCTGATTATTCTTCCCCACGGTTGGGTTATTGTCGGATTTGTTGCAGAGCAAACCGCTCCGTTCCAATTCAAAATTGAAAACACTTCCGTGATTGCGGAGACAAACGGTACTGAGTGGGCTGCTCTGGCTGATGGAGCAGGACGGGGTTCTGCTCGCTTCTTGAAATATGGCACAGTTCACATTGGCCCTCAATATGTCTTTAGTAAAGAGTGGTCTGGAAATCTGCCATGATTTTATCTCTAGTTAACCCAGATAACCCTCAAACTTGTCTGATGCTTTCAGATGAGTTCGAGGGATTCCATGCTGAACAACTCAAACTCATGCCCGCTCCAGTCTCCGATGTATACATAAGTAGGCTTAATTCAGAATTTGGGTTTGGATATGGAGATGGATATGGATATGGGAGTGATCAATATGGATATGGATACGGGGGAGGTAAATATGGATATGGAGGTGATAATGTAAGAGGAAACGGAAATGGATATGTATATGGAGATGGATTAGGTTATGCAAATGGAGTAGGTTATGCAAAATTATCTATCCCTAGTTAATCCAGACAACCCTCAAACTTGTCTTATGCTTTCTGATGAGTTCGAGGGATTTCATGCTGAACAACTCAAGCTCATGCCAGCTCCAGTCTCCATTGTATATCTTAATGAGACTGGATATGGATATATATATGGATATGTATATGGAGATGGATATGGACATGAATATGGATATGGAAATAGATATGGACATGAATATGGATATGGATATGGAGATGGATATGGATATGGAGTAGGTTATGCAAAATTATCTCTCCCTGGTTAACCCAGACAACCCTCAAACATGTCTGATGCTTTCTGATGAGTTCGAGGGATTCCATGCTGAACAACTCAAGCTCATGCCAGCTCCAGTCTCCCTTGTATATCTTGATGAGACTGGATATGGATATGTATATGGATATGTATATGGAGATGGATTTGGGTCTGGATTTGGGTCTGGATTTGGACATGGATATGTATATGGAGATGGATATGGGTCTGGATTTGGGTCTGGATTGGGGTCTGGATTTGGACATGGGTCTGGAAGTAAAAATGGGTATGGAGTAGGTTATGCAAAATTATCTCTCCCTGGTTAACCCAGACAACCCTCAAACTTGTCTCATGCTTTCTGATGAGTTCGAGGGATTCCATGCTGAACAACTCAAGCTCATGCCTACTCCAGTCTCCATTGTATATCTTAATGAGACTGGATATGGATATGTATATGGATATGGACATGAATATGGATATGGACATGAATATGGATATGGATATGGAGATGGATATGGATATGTATATGGAGATGGATTAGGTTATGCAAATGGAGTAGGTTATGCAAAATTATCTCTCCCTGGTTAATCCAGACAACCCTCAAACTTGTCTCATGCTTTCTGATGA